TTGCGAGTTTGGAATGTTTTCTTATCCATCTCTCCAACATCTCCAAACCCCGAAGTATCAATCCGGTAAACATCCACGCCATATAACCTAAATAGATCGCTTATTTTAAACTCTTTTGATTTCGCATCATCATCCAAGGCAATATACACCTTATCGCAATTAGCAATAATCTTTTGAAAAATATAACTATTTTCACGTAACGTAGAACCAAGGAGTGGAATGGCGTTGCCTGCCACGATTGCATCAAACACACCTTCAACAATTGTGATGTCTTTGTCCCAATCCAAGTATAACTCATTAAAGATAAAGTCTCTTTCCGCTGGTGGATTTTTATATCTTTGCCAATCACCCGGTGTATAAGAGCGAGCGATGAAATAATTTAATTCACCACTCACATCAAATGATGGGATAATAATTCTTTTACCATATTCCCCATCGGGACAATATCCTATTTTCCACCACACCAAATCATCTCTAGTTAATCCTCTGGATTTTAAATATTGGCGTACAACAATTGAAAGTGGGCTGATTTGCTTACCCGTTAAACTAATAAACTCTTCTGGGAGTTTAACAACAATTTTTTCTTCTTCTGTTTTATCAACTTCCGAAAAATCAACAACCCCTGTTAGGGTTCTCCACTGGCTTTTGGTATCTGAATTTCCATAAGAATAAATGAGTCGGCCAATATCTTTGCCAACATAATCACAAATCCAACATTTAAAAACATTCTTATCGAAGTTTAGGGAAAGTTTTTTCTTGTGGTGTTTGCACTTTGGGCAGTGAAAAAGAAACTCATCTTTTGATTTATAAAAGGATCCGAGGAATTCTTTAACTATTTTGAGTTTTCGGTCAGACAAGTTAAACCTGCTCGGGCCATAACAAGTGCATCTGCTTGATCGTAATACTTAGGTTTTGGGTTTCCATGCTTTGTGTATTCTACACGAAAGTCGGGCTCGTTGTCAAGGAAATACTTCATAACAATTTCTTTAGCTTTTTGGCCGCGTTTAATGGTAATCCCGCATTTCTTTCTAGCTGAAATTGCTGGGATAAATTGAGGTTGGATTCCGAATTCTTCAAAACACATCCAAGCGGTAATACCATTAAATTTAATTAATGTTGAAATTGTGTGCGAAGATGACTTCCCCATCATAAACATATTGAGCGCAGGCTCAATGAAGATATGGTCAATTCGACTATCAATTGAAAGAAGTTGTTTCTTAATAAATAATGATTTTGAAAATAGATCAGGAAACAAGTTTTTATTTCGCATATCCCAACTGCCGATTTCCTGAATCTTGCCAGACAAATCAAGGATTGCATAACCTGTGATGGAAGTGGATATATCTAGGCCAAGAATCATTTAATATTTTTCGATTTTTTCATAACCCAAATCTCTCTGGATTGATAGACCTCTTATTCTTCTTAGGTTAGTTTTTAAAACTTGATCATAATAATATTTAGAATCGGCTCCAACAGGTAAAACAAATCTGAATTTGTATTCCCCAACAAAAGATTCTTTGCTGGTTGAGATCTCTTCCTCTCTATAGACTGTTGTTACATTTGGGATTGCTCTCATGAAATTCATAAGTTCAGTTCTGTCAACGTCTTTCGATTGTTCGAGATTTAAGTAGAATTTTGCTTCGTAGCGTTCTTGGCTAGGCTTGTTTTCTTCAGAAAGATATTTCTTCCACTTTTCAAGTTGTTTCTTCATTACCATAAATAGACTCTCATTATATCAAAAATCTAGTTTTAATTTAAATGTAAAATCATCTTGGTCTCTTTTCCTGACTGGATTTGCCAACTTAGCTACACCGATAAGGTTTCGGTACTCGTCATAGATACCAATCTGGCTTATAAAAACTGTTTTCTCAAAAGGAGGGATTGTATCCGTGAAAGAACTAGAGCCGACATTGAAAATAGCGTTGTCAGATGGTTCCATATACTGTGTTGAATTCGTGGCAACATCAGAACCTAAAGAATGGGAGTGCATAATTGCAGTTGGGTTCGTGGTAAAATTGTTTTCGCCTTCGCGGGCATGTGCAAACATAGTCATCGTGGGTACATAATTTGTACCACTAAAGCTGATTTCATAGCTTGATGAAGGCATATTTTCATTTGTGCCGGATGAACCAGTTGAGCCAAAATCAATCCACCGTGGGGCAGCGGCAGATTCGCCGGGGATATAAATATCAGTCCCGGCAGGACGGAGATCCCATGACCCAGTTAAAATAATAAAACCTTCATCGTATAGAACCACGCCGCCAACCGAGCCAGAATCTGCGGTGGATGCGGAAACGGCTTGCCGCAACTCGCCGTTCTTCTTGTCATCACGTAACTCTGCCAAGAGTGTGCCAGTTATATAAAATTTTAATGAGACTGATCCTTTGTCAATTGATGAGCCATAAAAAATTGACGGAATGCTAATCAATCGTAATTCTTGATCACTTTTGTCGCCCAAACTTGAACTGTAAGAATAAGCGTTTGACAAAATTTTATTTGATTCTAATGCTGTTCTGAGTGCTGTTATATAATGAGTAGAATGGCCTTGAGCATACCTATCAGAAGAAATTCCAGCAGAAAGAGGATAACTACCAGTTATTTGATCACCAAACAAAAAGTCGCTGTTGAATGCTGTTGTTGAAATAGTTCTGAACGAATCAAGACTGCCACCTTTAGTTACAAAAGGGTATATTAAATTTCCAGCTGGTCGGTCTACATTTAATTCATATAAACTAATATATCCAGACTTTCTTTCACCCGCAGGTGTTGTTGTATTGTAGGTATGTGCGCCAGAAACGAATGGCTTATTATTATAGTAAGCCGTTCGATCATATATTTTAAAATTTATTTGCGGACGTGTTTTTATTCTATTATGAAATAGATCGTCCGGCCCAAATTTATATAATGGCATAACTAACAGTAATTAGTTCAATATTAATAATCAAGTCTTACTCTTAAGGTCATTTCATTCGTTGGATCTTTCTTCAACGGTTCTGACAATTTAGCGACTGCCAAAAGCTCATTATCTGCTGAATACAGACCAACTGTAGTTATGTATGAAACCGGGGAATCTAATGAATTATTTTTAACGCGAATTTTACTCTCAGATAAGTAAGTTGGGTTTGCACTATAATTAAAATCATTATGATTAACTCTACAAAAGTGGATTGTAGAATTCAACTCAGTTGTGTTATTGAAAGAAATGTTTTTAATTCTGTGTCTAAAATAATCACATGAACCCGTTATAGATGAGCCAGACAGAACCGCATTGAAATTGGTTTCTTTTTCGCCACCGAAGGTATCGACTGGGCCTGCGAAGCCGAGATTGTTTGTTCCGAGCATTCCGCCGCTTCCGCTTGTAAATATAGAGCCAGACAACACTACTATGCCTGCCTGATAATAAATCAGGCCGCACGGATTGTTTTCCTTCCCCGAGGCTGCACCTGCCGACATAGATAAAATAGCATACTCACCAGCGGGAGAATTTACACGGTAATCATTTTCCGCACCAGCATCATCAATGGTTACAACTGTGTCTCCGTTAGTCTTGTGATTGAAAGGGCTTGCACTCCCGTCATCACTTAAGCCGAACGAACCTGTTCCAATCTGGATGGAGAAAGAACCTTTCTTAATCTCATCTTTCGCCAACAACCTAGAAAAATTGATGAAAATCGCTTCTTTTAACTTACCAGATCCGGTTCCCTCAGCACTATTATTACCATTGGCGTCTGTAACTGAGCCTGTGGTCAATTGAAGAATTCCACCAGTAGCATCATGACCAGCAAGGATTTGAGCAAACTGATTATAGATATTTATCTTTTTTGCTTGTTGAACAACACCACCGGGAGTTCCGTGACCTGTGCCCGAAAGGTGAGATTGATTTGCATAACCAACTGTAAGATCAAAAATGTGATTTGCAGAAGAACTAAGGTATGGATAATCATAAACGCTTTGGAACATTCCATGTGCATAGTTTTTAATATTGGGCGCATCATTTAATGCAGTCGCGACGGTGCCATATGTTCCCGATACAATCGAGCCAGTTACTGGGATTGATTCGTGTAACAATGTTCTTGTCGAAGTGATGTCATTGTTTAGAAATGTTTTAAAAGTTGTTGCCATTTTGTTTTATCCTATTTTAGTTTATTGCTTTTTGACAAATCGTACCGGAATATCAATTCTATATCCTGTTGTTGCGCCAGTAACTTTGATAGTTGTATCGATGTATCTGCAATTTGCAGAAAGAGTCGCCTTACCTGCAACCGTCAAACCTGAGTCTCCTAATTGTTCGAACATATACGTACTGGTGGTTAACTCGGTTGAAGAACGAATCTTAAACTCCAAGAACGTTCCCCTTGGGCCACGGATTGACGAATCTGTAACAGTTGTGCCGAGTTCACCAACAAGGCCGTTGCCACCTGCACTGTCTTTAGCATCTGTGGCTCTAGAATAGTAATAGCTTGCGATATTGTCATCATCAATGAAAGAAACATTCGTTGACGTTCCGTTGATCGTTACAATACTTCCGAACCTGTTATCCATCTCAACAATATATTGTGTCTCATTAAGATCTGCATCAATGGTGTAATTTGGAGGAATTTCAGTCGTGTCCAAACCTTGATCGACTCTTATCTTCCCGCCGCTGTTGCCATTAGGATTGAATCCATTAAGTATTCCTTGGACACTACCGGCATCGCCAGCGTTAGAGCTAAATAAAAGTCCAGCGTTTCCATTGTTACCAACTGTGTTAGAATCAACTGCGACTACGAAAACGTTGCTTGAGTGTTTGCCGAAATCACCCTGATCCTGATTTGCCAACTTTAACATTGGAAGATACAATAAGTTTGTTCTTGGGACAGAAATCAGTTTTGATTTCATTGTAGAAGTGTTATTGGTAAATGCTTCTAGGATTGGTGTTTGTAATATTTCCAAATCATAGTACGCGCTGCCGGAAGCGTGGTTCTTATTATATGAACCATAATTAATCTCGTCATCTCCAAGAGCGAATTTTACAATCTTAAACGATCCATCTCCTTTTGCGAGTCTGTATCTACCAGTATCTGTCAATACTGCATCAAGAATAATGTCTCCACTATTATCTAAAAATGCCATATATTTCTCCTATCTCCATATAAATAGTTTGTTTTTTTAGTTCTAACATAATTTATTGTCCGTTTGGCCTCTTATAATTTCGGGTTTGTGTGTAAATTTTATATTAACATCAACCCTTTTTCCAGTTTTTCTTGAGATAATCCTAACTTTTAATGTTTTACCCCAAAGATTTTGGCCGCTTGTGCCAAGATGAACGTTGCCGCCCTCCTCATCAAGATTTGTATCTGTTATCAAATTGTTGACAATTTTGTTACCATCCTGATCTTCAACACCAGACGCCACTTTGTTAAAAGTTATCTGTTGTTGCGACGGTTTGATCTCAATATATTTCCTCACTTTTTTAGATGCCATTTGAGGAGGATTTTTTTCTGGTGACATGTCTATAATATTTAAGGATAAAAACGGACTACCAGCATCGTATACGATCTCGATTTCATAAACTGGTGATGGATTTGAGAAATTTCCATGATTGTCTATTGTTCTAAACGTATAATAATGTTTAATGTTTGGATCAATTGTCTCCCTAAAAGCACCAGCACTCGCTATCTTACAAGGTATGTTAAACTGATCTGTTTTAATATCAGCTATTTTTTTACCTATAAAATCCTCATATTTAGTTGGTTTTTTGGTTGTGCGGAAAACCTCAAATCTCTGAGGTGGATCGTCGTTTGAAAACCGTACCAATTCATCAGAGGTCAAATCTTGTGATAATCGAATATCATTCATTTTTTGCTCATCGGTATCTTGCAAAAATATGGGTTTTAGTTTATAATCTCCGGTGTTTCCTTGAAATAAAAACAGTAACTTATCTTTAACATCCCTGTATGGCACGACATTTACTTCGGGATGAACTGGTGGTTTGTCCATCATAACAACAGATTTTTGAAAATATGGAACTTCAATTAGTTTTACTGATGGCTCGTTAATTGAGCAAACCCTTGCTTCGTCATTCGCCACATCCCTGGTTGGGGTTTGGGAGCCATCATGATTGGGAATACTGTCTATTGAATAATAATATTTAGTCCCGATGACCATCTCATAAGAATAAATTCTGTAGATGTACTTTTTACCATACTTTATTTGTGTATCAATAAATCTATGAACGTCGATATCGCTAGAATTGGGCAAGTAAGTTGTTTGCAATAATTGATCTGGTATTAAGTTGCCGTTTTCGTTTTCTATTGTAGAATGTTTTTCAATCTTGTAAAAAACCGTTTCATTGTAAGCCTCTTTGCCATTCAATATTTCTTCGAAGGTTCTTATCTTTTCTTTAACAAGATCTGTCAATTTTCCGCCAAAAGCTAAGACCATTAAATTTTTAAAAAAATCATAAATGGTTGCATCGGAACCATAAGCCGAGGCTAGTTTCATTTCTTCGTTGTAAGGTCCAAGAAATACTAGCGGCAAAGCTTCGCCAAATGTTCGAAAAGATTCAACTGGGTTGTTGGAAATAAAATTAAACCATGAGCCAACATCCCAACACTTTAGTTTGGAGGAGTCAGCTCCGGGGGTGGGATTAAACGGCATTCCGTTTGATGAAACCAGATTCATATCCACCTCTTCGGGTGCAAAGCCTGGAATTCTGCTTGCAATCACATCTTTAATTAAGATTGAGCTTAAATTTGTTTTCTTTAATATGTCAGCAACATTTGTTGTAATATCAGTTGAGAAGCTCAAATCGACATACATCGGGAACTGTCTTGCCATATCATTATAATCTGTAAAAAGATTTAAATTTGACATAGGGGCGATTTGATTAGAGAATTCCCTACTTAACCTATTAAGTTCAAATTCACGACGTGTTGAATCAACAACCGACCTATTATAGTTATGTGCATATTTTTCGAAATACTGACCCTTGCTTACTTTGTTGCTTGAAGATTTAACTCTCTCACCCTTAGTATTTAATACTTCTTTCTCGATTGCAACTAATGTATCTGGGATTGCTCCGGCCAAAGTAATTTGCTTCTCAATTGTCGTATCAATGGTTGGATTAAAGCCTCGATCATTTACGTTATCTGTTATGCCAGGTTCGTTACTGGTCAATACAGTTAGAAACGCATAAAAATTTGGCAGCAATACTTCTGGGATTTCATATTTTTCCATCGCGGTTTCGTAAGACTGAACGTAGTAATTATAAACTGGTTTTATCTCTGCTTCCACATTTCTTATTGTTCCAGCAAAAGAGTTTTCCAATATTTTTCTATCTAGTGGAATTTCTAAATTAAATGCATGATCATAAAAATCTATTGGGGCTCCGTTTCCATTAGCTTCCAATAGTTTTGAAAACATGGGAACAATTCCGTTTGTGGAATCAGTTGTGTAGCGAGCATCGACATAATTTATCCACTTGTTAATAACCGACTGTTCTTGGGAACCCGCTGTTTCCAGTAATGTTGTGTCTGTTAGTTTTATGGTTATCTTGTCTTTCGTAGATATTCCCCATATATTTGTTTCTGTAGTATCGGTCGGAGAACCAAAGCTCAAATTAAATTGTTGCCTCTGATCAGCATATTTAATGTTTCTTTCAGTGTTTAAAGACCAATATTTACCACCCCTGTATCGAAAAAGATCAATATTTTCAGGTGAATATTCTGCAAACTTTCTACCATCTGGTGGCACTGTCGTTAGCTGTGAAATTGAGCCGGTAAACAAGGTAGCATCAACAACATTTAATTTTCTCGGTTGTGGAGCTGATTGATTTAAAAACTTTGTAAATGATTTATATGCCATTATTAATAACCTCCAAACCCGCCGCCAGATGAATTACCTGACGAACCTTGACCAAAGGAAACATTTCCAGCAGAAGTAGAAGTTGTACCATCACTCGGACCAGAGATATTAGTGTTTGTGGGTGCAGTTTGCTCCGGTGCTGGCCTGAAACTATTGGCAGTAATCCTACCACCCACTGCGCCTGGGGATGCCGAAGTTGCTGAAGTGGTCGCTGGGGCTGCTGTAACTGTCTCTCCGACCAATGGTGACGTAGACACAGCTGGCTCTATCGTATATTGATAAGACGGTTGGTTATCCGCCAAAGAGAGTTCTGGCATTGGCACCTCGACATCAATAGATTCTTGAAGATTGTTCACAAAAGCTCCATCGCCCTGGATGAAAAAACACTCATTTAAAGTGGGTAAGTTTAAATTTGGTGTAGAATAGATGCCAAACTGTTTGTTCTCATAGGGTCTAAGCCTGCATAACAATAATCCATCCCGTGCTTGTTCAAATATTTGCCTAGTTAGTGTTCTCCAAACTGGTCTTCTCAAAGAAGATTCTTGTGAGTTTTGATATTTTACTTTTTCATACCCCGTTAAGACTTCTAATTTATATATCAGTTTAAACATGTATCTTGCTTTTGAACTATTCTCGCGACTGGTAAATGGATCAAGTTGTAGAAAATCTCGGACTTCTTGTGTGAAGGTGGATGTTGGTGCATTAACATTTTTACCAGAATTATCATTCCATTTTAACAATGCTTTTATTTGGTTTGGCAAGTTTCTTATTTGTGTAGTAGCATCTTCAAGGCCATTCATAAAACCAGTTGGGCTAGATGGATCATAAAATGTCAAACCCTTGGTTGTGGGCGCTGATACTGGGATGGTCAACTCTCCGTGTTTGGCTTGACTTCCCACAAACTTAAAAGTTATTTCTTGTAAAATTGGGTAAGCTGTTCCATCAACTTTCGTTTTGTTCAAGCTGTCCGTGTTATAATTAAACAATGGATCGGGGTCGCTGTATGGCTCATGTGTTGATACATCAGAAGGTAAAACATTTGGCAAGGAAACTTCATTATCAAGAACAGTGGACACACTCAAATTTTGAGATACAAAGTCTGATAATATATCAGCATTCGGGTTTAAGACAGAAGTTTGACCATACCCTTCAGATGGCTCTGGTTGTCTTGATGATTTTGATAACCCATATTCTGGATTTTGGGAGGATAAAAATAAAGCTGTCAAGTCTGCATTTTCATAATCATTTAAATCAGGATTGTTTGCGGATCCCCTTTCAAGCAGGTTATCAAAGACTCTATTCGCCCCATACTGTACTCTAGTTGGTGTGAAATAGGAGAAGTCTGTTTGCTCTATGCTTGCAAATGGAACATTTATACTCTCCAATGTCACATCGGGTGATCCCGACCACAACCTATGTGTTTCATGAGAGACGTTTCTCTGGAAGTCTTCCGAAGAGATGGTTCTTGATGGGTCCAACCTAAAAGACCGCCCAAGAAGAAAATTATAACCCACTCTTTTCGGGACATTAGAGTTAAAGCTTTCATCAAACTGAAACTGTACTTTAATAGATTTATAGTTTTTTCCTTGTGTCGCAGGATCTGTTGTGAAGGGCTTTCCTTGTGTTTCTTGCTTTTTTGCTGTATAGTTGTCGTTAGTGGTCAGAGCCGAACCAATTCTATCTTCTAAATTTGACATCAACTCTAAGACTCTTGTTATCCCTTGTGGGTTTCCTGAAATTGGATTAATATAGTTTGTGAAAGCTGTTGTCAATTCGTTGATCTGCTCGGTATTAAAATTAGTAAAAAGCTTTATAGTGTTTATGTATGTGGATGTTGCCTTATTCCAAGGTGCCCGTTCAGCTGTTGGGTAATGGTCGGCGCAATATCTAATGAAGTCCTCAGTGAATCTATTTGCAATAGGATCAAAGTATGTGGCTGAACCCATTGCATTGGTTTGCATATTTTGTTCAATTGTCTCATTTCTTTTTGGTTGAGCCAAACCAGTAATGCCGATTTGAGTTCCTATATTATAATATTCCAACAACTGCTCTTTCGCTTTTGTAAGAGATGTTAATTTAGATTTCAAGAAATCTACTGTACCATCGTGTACTTCCATCTCTACTCGATAAACATAATATCCATCAGTCTTTCCGGCGATGCTAAAGTCAAGACCACTATAATACTTTACCCCATTTGGACTATCGATACCAGAGTATATATTATTAACCTCCCTTAATGTGTTGGGGGAACCAACTTGATGCTGAAACTCGTGTGCCGGGGTTGATTTTTCAGAACCACCTATATTAGAATAGGAAACCACTAATTCATCAGATTCGTTTCTGATGAACGATGAGTTGGTGCGCCAGTCGTAATCTCCCACCATTGGGGGATTTTGGGCTATACCATATTCACCAAATTTTCGGGACTTGCTTTTTGTGAGAAACTGGTTTTTCGCAGATTTCTCTGCAATGTCGCCGCCTTGGGCGGAACTTCCTTCAAGCCTGACTCTATAAATTTTCATAGATAACACTTGGATATAATTCATAATATCATTTAAGTGGGCAGACTTTTCGGCAAAAAGTTTTCCATATGTTGAATTATCTCTTACAATTTTTCTCATATCGACACCAAAAATGAAACTAGCATTTCCGCCGGAATCTCGCGATAAAGACATTTCAGTGAAATAAGAATCAGAACTCCTAACAAACGAAGTGTCTATTTTAGGATTCTTGGTTATGTTCGTAAGCAACTCTTTTTCAAGTATTGAGAAATCTAAATTTAATTTACTTACTCTTTTCGCGGCTCGTAAATCATTAACAGTGTTATTTTTTACATTCTTTTTTATTAAAGGCGGCAATCCTGCTATGTGAGTACCACCAGCCATATACCCGATATAATCCCTAACACCATCACCAGTGGTGTCTGCTGGATTTGTCTCGTCGTGATAATGTACTGGGCCTGTCCATAATTGGTTGTTGTCTCTCCTTAGAAAGACAAAAGCCTCAGTGACTGTTTTGCCATCTCTGATTGCGGTATCAGAAGAAACTTTACTCATAAAGTTTAAATTATTGCGGGTCGCTAATTCATTTAAGGTGTTGGGATCTATTCCAAAGTCTAGTGCCAATTTTGTAGTGGCAAAAGTTGCCCAAACAAAATATGACAAGTGGTTTGTGTTTCCATTTATTTCTGGCTTCGTGCGATTTCCAAAAGCTTTACCGCTGTTACCATCAAGGACATGGGTCATATTTAAAATCCTGTTACCTTGACTGTCTGTCTCAACATACTTTGTTCTAAGGCTGGGTGATTCTTCGAGCCCAACACTTTCTGTGCTTGTTGGATCATTATTGCCACCGAAATCTTTAAGAGAGAAGCTCTGGATTGTTGTGCCTTGCCAAGCCTGGTTTACTTCCGAAGTTGGGAAATTGGATATGGAATTAAATTGGTTTGCCCAGAAATTAGTGGCGGCTTGAGTAGTGGTTTGTACGAAATGGATATGGATATAATCCTTTAAATCAATGTCAAAATTTCCAAACCAGCTTGAACGTTGATTTATAATGCGATCTTTTGCAACAAGATTTACTGTGACTTTTAAAGATTCAGGTTCCTGATTGGCTATAAAAGTTTGAACATTTTGAGCTTGAGGGTCGCGGTCTTCAGTTCTGCCTGGTAATTGACTTTGATCCCAATCAATATGCGGGTTTCTCTCAATAGGAGGAGAACCAACACTTGATTCAAGTGTTATCTTGTCAATAAAAATAGTTGGTAAAATATTTCCAATTGTTTGTTTAGGGTCTAAAAATACCTCTGTATTTATTGATGGGGTTGTCATTCGCACCCTCCTAAGTCTTCTTCTGAAACATCTGTATCAAACACATTTTGGGTGTCTATCCCCTTTTGTCTTTTTGCCTTTTGACACTCGATAACTTTGGAAGAGAAAATGCCTTGTGATTCGTCCACAATATAGTTACATAGTACGTCTTGATCAATTTCATTGTCAACATTCACCTCTAAAAAATACTCTACATAGGACGGATCTATTTCTGTTGTACTATCTTCATATGGCTCAATCTCATCGAAACTTTCCTGGTCTGGGAGTATGTCTCCAGTAAAACTGTCTTTTGGCTTTGTAAAGTACAGGGGCACATACACCTCTTTCTGAAGGGTTCTTTTGTTTGTTGGGCCGACTGTACCGGAAACTATCTGTTCTTGTTGAATTTCATATATTTCTACTTCATAATTATCATGACCAAAGAAGGTGTTTAGTTCTTCTATTTGCAAGATTACAGAGTTTTCTCCTGAGATGATGTCGAGATAGGTATCCTCAAATAGAGTTACATCGCTTGAAGGAATTTCACCTTCTTGAGTTTGTTTTACTATTGTCTTATATTCTATATCTTTGGCATTGAGTTGCGGGATATTAATTGGAGAATAAGCACCAGTAAGCAAGTTAGCAGAACTACTGATAACTCCATTTAAAAATGTTATCTTCCAAGCTGGGACTTTTTCTGTGTTTGAGTCGGAAGTTCCGATTGGATATTGAAGCCCATACAACTTATCTCCCACTGGCTGGCTCATTATGGGTGGTGGTAAATCGGGATTATGTACTAGATTTTGATACTCTTCTGATGATCTTGTTTGACTTATTGATTTTTTAACTTCGGTCTCAATACCCCTAAAGACATATTGTGCTTCAAGTTGGGGAGTATCTGTTATAATTCTATTTTGGATACTATTTTGGGATCCAGTTACACCACCATATCGCCCATCATATAGAATATTATCATCAAAAAAAGCATAATATGTTGGCTTGAGCTTTCCCTTGGAAAGTAAGTGTTTACCATATTGGGTAAGCTGTAGGTCAATTACTTGTTCTTTTTTATTTAAGAATTTCATTCTTCAGCAATCTCCCCACTAATCCTTAGTTGCTCTTCTGCATATGATGTATTCCTAGACGTAGTTCCGGGAGCTGGGTCTTTATCAAACTCACCTTCAACCTCAACTTGGGCTAATTCAACTAGCGAACAATAATCATATGGCCAATTATAACTAAACTTGTTTCCAAAATCTCCCACAGAAAACTGTGTTTTAAATTTAGCATCATCGGTAGTGTCCGCAGTTACATCAAAATAGTTAAAATTAGCCTTTCGCTTAACTTTAAATATCATCCATCGAGTTTTTGGATGCAGCCTTTTGCCATGGAAAAATTCTTTAGGGCCTGTTAAATGCTCGAAAACATTATTATCTATACCACCTTCGGTGGTTCCTCTTGATTTTTGAGCAACCCTAGAAATATCTGGCATTACGCCCTGCCAGATATCCGACAACTCGGTGTCAGTTAAGTTGTGTTTAAACTCAAACATATACATAACAAAAGGCTTGATCGGAAGAACCGTCGTAACATCTGTTCGTGAGGGATTCCTTCGGGTTCTTCTGTAAGCTGCTGATAAGAAATCTAGTTCTGGTGGTAAAACATACTTCTCCGATAATTTAAGCATCTTTTGTATCGATAAAGAGTCCGTTAATGTGGTTGGTACTTCGGCGGCTTTATTGTTTAAATAATTTTCATACACATCATTGAAGACATTTCGTCGGATTTTATAGAAATGCTTGTCCATTATTTGGGTAGTAGGTGCAAACGGATTTCGTTGTGAATCTGATTGAGCGTTCGGAGAAAAAGGTATCGCAATTATGGCTTCGGAGATTTCTTTTTCAAATGCTATTTCACCAACTTTTCTTTCCTGTGGACGGTCAAAACACTGTTCAAGAAGAGATTCTTTAACTCTAGAGTTGAGATCCAGATTTTTGTGCTGAGGGTCTGGGCCAGAAGATCGGATACCAAAACGTATACCTGAATTTGAAGGTATAGTCCCATAACCAGACCACATACCTTTGCCGGTGCCTTGCGGGACCGTAAGGTCAGGCTGGCTAGAGAAGTCTAGCACGGGAGTTTCCATCCTCGAACTAATAACCCACTTAGATCTATCAGAACTTACGGTATCTACCACTTCCACCACATTACCATTCTGATCGAATCGAGTTTCTTTTTCATTAAAAATACCATAAATATTTAAAGATGCAGTGAGTGGCATTTGGCCCTGAGCTGCTGAAGATGTTGCTCCACCCAACAAATTAAACATAGTATCAAGAGTTGGGTTTGCTTGGGTAATTGTTGCTCGTTCAAATAGTTTTTTATAATTAAAATTTGTTCGATCATCGGCGTCAGCCTCGTAAGCAATTGTTAATTGACAATCACCATAAAAATATGGAGGCGTATACGGCGCATAAGCAGGATCTCCCTGAGCCATCCATGTATATGTGCTCGTGGTTGAGTCGTCGTTTGGCCCTCGACCAGCTCTTGAAGGTGGGCCGAAAAATCTACCATTCCAACTACGATTTTTATTTGATGAACCGGTTGACGGATAAGGTGGGTTATCTGACCAATATGCAGAACTGCCACGTGGATTGCCGACTCTTGAGCCATTTAACCAATCCTCAATCATTAAAAGGTTATCGTCCTTAGACAAATAAATGTCCATAAAATATGTGGTGCCGCTAACCAAACTAACATCAGATGCGGGTTTTGATACAATTGATTTTAATTCATTACCTTTTAAAAAGAAGTTTGGTATTTCTGCGAAAAAATTACTCGCGGCTAGTTTGTATAAACTATATTCAGGGCTCCCATCTATTACCGATTTCATTTCAGGCTCTAAGTCAAAATATGGTTTTCTATCATAATTTGTTGACTCTGCTGTTCCGTCACCCTCATTTTCATTAAACAACTCTCTATATGAAGGGTAAAGTAAACTAACTCTACCTTCGCCGTCTGAAGAACTGATTGGTAGACCGATGTCGCCAATTGGATCTAAAATGGTCTCGAATGGAATCCTATAATTTGGTGGCTGCGTTAAGAAGAACTGAGCATCATCTTCGGGCTGGTCTGTAGTAGGTCCATAGTCTTGATAAATGGAACCGGTATATGCACCCCAATCAACCGCAATACCCGATTTAATTGTGTTATACATAATCCCCGGAGCATAAAATGGTTGTATTAACGCCTGTGTTGCTAGTGCGCCGGAATACTGCGCATAGGGAACTGATCCACTCACTTTTCCTCTTCTCCAAACATTTCTATCAGCTCCGCCAATATATGGCGCTACTGATTGTGAAAGAAGTTGAGCTAACTGTAAGCTTCTTTGGGAAGGATAAAATCCATTATAAGGTAGCAATTTTTTAATACCATTACATTTTAATTTTATCTTTTTGCAATATAAGTCATTCTCAAAACTTGCAAAATATTTTTGGAAATCAGAGTGTGAGTATTCTTTAAAAAATTCCTCGTCAAACCCTCTGTTACTTGAGCCCGATTGTTGGGGGGCGCTGGAGGTTATGTTAGAGCCTTCTAGTGACAAGAACTTATCATTTTTAGTTCTAAACTGGAATGATTTTTTAGAATAATATTCCATATGCTCCGAGATATTAAACTCAGGAACTATTGAATAATTTTTACCAATCCTCCTGATATCCTCGGAATATTCTTCATAAGAGTCATACCAAGGATTCTTACCTGATAATTCCGCTGTGCGCCAAGGTAATACCCCGTAAGAAGAGAATCCCAGATTGGTCTTGCCAAGCTCTCTATGATAGTAAAAAGCTGAAGCGGTTGGAAAGTTTGCTGATTCAGACAATGCAAAGTCGCTTACATTTCCAGTAGCGTAACCAACAAGGCCAGCAATTTGAACAAAGTTTGCGCAGTTTAATTCTCCCATATCTGGATAATCAAAAATGTTATTACCAGATATAAAGTCAGTTGCTTGATAGGCTGTAGAAGCTCTTGAAAAAATTACTGGTGTACGGCCAAAATTGTATAAACTTGTTGAATACCCATTTGCAAATCCCATAGAGTTTATGAGTGTTCCTGATACATACGCTCTTGAGTCTCCAGACGCAGCGCGGTGTTTTGCAGACACACGATTTCTATCTTTTTCTTCATCGCGCCAGAAAGTACGACGGTTTAAAACTGGTCGATCAATTCCATCATGACCAAGAGAAAATGATGCCGAACCATAAGTGCCAGAAAGTGCAGCAAATTCAGAATAATACAGCCTTCCTCGCGATTTTGCAAGTGTTGTGTTTGCTTCTCTCGGAAAAATTATTTCACGCGATGTTAAGTTTGTTAAATTATTATAATTTTCACTATCCCTAATCGCATCATAGAATTGTGGATTATTGTTGTTATCTCCTATACCGAGGAAAGATCCGAGAGATTCTTCGCCAAGACCTCCTTGAGAAAACAAACACTTATTATTAGCATAGGTATTTCTTAAAGTAACTGAATGGCCATCAACATCGAACTCAGTGTCAATTGGTTTGTTAAAAGATACTGCTGGCTCTATGAATCTTTTGTTCTTATCTGGTCTTGTATTGTAGTATGCTCTTCCGAAGCCCGTTCCATCCGGGTTTGGTAGAAAGACTTCATTTAAAAATGTTCCAGATGGTTTGGCAACTGAGTATATGTTCTTTTTTCGGTGAAGTCTTGGAATTGGCTTCTGATCTCCGCGAATATCCTTCCACGATGCGGCTTGGTATGGCCCATTAAGAGTTAGGAGATAGGAGTTAAGACCTCCGGTCAAAATTGATGAACCGCTGTAATATCCATAACCTGCCGCAACTGTATTTTCGCTTCCGATATGAATATTTTTCAGCAATGGCGATTGGCCAATGCCAGTCCAGTAAAAAGCTAAGTCAGGATATAGAGTTCCACTAATTGTAGTGTTGGAGCCAGAATATGCATAGAACTCTCTAAACGGGCCGACACCATATTTTTGATATGAATATGCTACCTTATTTCCCCTATGATTTATCCTAAATTTATCCCCCACGTTAATAATACCAGGATTTTTTAATTCCCTTCCCATTGTAAATTCATTTGAAACGTGTGTTCCTCGTTGATATGATAATGCGCCATTCGGCCCGATATACATATAATATTCCATATCCCCAAATGCTGCGGGACCAGAAGCACCAGCAGAAATTAATGGCGGATCATCGTTAAGCCCTACAACATATCTTGTTTCGCTATTTGATCTACCAATTTCAAATTCAAGATACTGGTCTGTTAATAAAGGTGTTCGAGATGCTACTGAAGTGTTCCAGCCTGTTGGCATGTCATCTCCAACATGCAAGGTTCTTAAGTCACTGGATGCAGTAACCCCATTATATTTATACCATTCAACAGTGGTGTCCTCTAATTGATACTTATACCCAGAAGCATTTAAATCTCCAGAAGATTCTTTTGGTATCAAAGAAATCATATTGGAATAATTTACAGGTATTGAAGCGCCTGCTGGATATCCTGGGGTTTCATAATCACTCTCGGTTACAAAAGCGACCATCGATGCAGTTTGGGTTGATGTACCAGTTAATTGTGTAAAATTGGATATGTACCCAAATGGTTGGTTGTGTATTCTCTCGTAAGAGTCGTTTATCCATTTATATTGTATAGCACTCTGAGGGATTGCGTGTTGGATAAACCAGTTATCATAGTTTACACTAGTTGTTAACTCGAATGAAGATGTTCCTACTAAAGAATTTACTTTTACTGGGTTTCTGTTTACCTTGTGGTATGCAGCAATCACACCGTCATAAGAAAGAGGGTTTACCTCGTGTTCTGCCACGGTTGTGCCGTCGCCAACAACACCAGTTGGATCTATTCCATATGGTCCGCAATGCTCAGTCAACCACCCGTCTAAAGAATTTCTAACAATTGCATTTCTAAAGTTTAAAGAATTGTATACTGAATATTGTTGGCTGTAAACGTCCAAGGAGCCTAGAGAATTAATTTCTGGACCGCCAGGTGCGCTGAACCTTTCAACAAAAATATATTTGTTTGTCCCCGTTAAATCAAATCTTGGAAGCCCGAAATCGACAATTCCACTAACATAAGTCGATGCTGTTACTGGAAAGTCTCCATCAGATTTAATAAGATATCTGTTGTTTAGTTTTCTACCAGAAGTTTGGACAGCCTCATAATCAAAACGATAGTTACCGGCTACGGCAGATGATGTGCCCCACTTAATGTTACGAATATTAACAGGGCGTTTTGCGAAAGTGTTACGACGCAGATTTCCGTTTGGTCTTGCAAGTGGGCGAGATGTGTTAGCATTTCTTGAAACTAATTGTATATACCCAGTAGAGTCTACATCAATTTCCCAAGCCTCTTGGCGTGTTAGGGTTGTATCATTGGCTCCGGTATTAATGTTTTGGTGTCTATACTGCCAACCACCAACGTGTGCATCAGTGAATGGACCCTGTATCGGAGTTTCATTATTCTCTCCATAGGAATCATCATGATAATTGCCTATCTGAGTGTTACTCCTAAAATTAGACATTTGGGATGGCGAAATGGATGAACTGAAAAGAGAAAAAGGCGCAAAAATTGAAGTTTTTCCACCCTCATATATATAAGATACCTTTGCACTAACGTCCGCAGGTTGTGCATTTGAAGCTGCAAAGGTAGCCTCAAGCCTATTTTTCTTATTTGGATTAACAATATCCGTGCAATCTTTTTCAAAATTAACACTCGATGCAGTAACTCTCAACTTTATGTCTGCCACACCAAATTTGGCTGGCTTTAATTCAGTGTGTGCAAACTCAAGCTTCTTTCCTTTTGGATAATTGTTTCCGCCATGGATTGTAGGCATTTCTTGGACTGCAAATCTATAAGGTTTTGTAAAGTTTCTTACAGCAAAAGTTCTTCCTTCATATGTTGTGGTTGTGGATGTAGACGCCCGAGATACTGCAAGTGTTACGCCGCTACCGCTTCTAAAATCGTTTGCAGACCTAAAAGTGTTTCTTTGACTATCAACCGTTGCGTCATCAGAAGTTATGTTCGGATTATCTCGCTCTGTTCGCTCATACCACCACTCACAATTAGTGCCAGTAGCATTTGTTGGTACAGGAGCCAAACCGCGTTTGCCGGAATACAGCAACTCATTAATGCCAGTAACGCCGCCTTCGATATCAGATGTTTTCGCCTCTAATGTTGGGAATTTTGTCCAATATTTATTCCTCTCAAGGATATGGCTTTCGACCAAAGTTCGCAGGTTGTCAGAAAACTTTGAACTCGCTGGTGTTAGCTGGTAAAGCATTGATGATATTGATGCATCTATCCATTTATAGAACTCTACAAACTTTTCTAAATTTGGTGTTTCCTGAAATCTTTCAAAATAAAGAGACCTCAGTTTTTCCATTTGTTTGTATCCTTGGCGATATCTGTTAACGGGTTCACCGATGAGGTTGTTAAAGTCTACAATCGTTGCAAATATTTTAAGTATTTCTTGTGAAACTACATTATACATGCTTTTTTCAAAAGCAAAATAATACTCAACTGGTCTTGATTCTCGGGTAAATAATTTATCTTCATTCTCAGTTACAATTGAGACCATCTCTGAACTGTTTAAGGTTTCTGGTAACATCGCTTTAGCGTTGTTTATATACTCCTTACTGATAGATCCAGTTGCGTTGCTTGCAAAGCCGTAGCCTAATCCAGTATGTTGATAGTTCGTAATTGGGCCAAGCCAATTCCATCTCGAAGTGAGTCTGCCTTGAGCGTTGCTAGGAGTTAAAGCAGCAGACCCAGAAGAGGCATCAGGAACGATAAATTGGCCTGAAGCATTTGAACTTGTTAGGGTAGCAAAATCCCAATTTAAAGCCAAGGTCTCCATTTGAGGGATCGGCGTGATTCCACCATCAAGTTCCCTGTATTTTCCGCCAAATGCCGAGCCTGAGACAGTCATATAGGCGTTACCGTAAGGATTTTTTACACCAAAATTTTCTACATCTCTTGCATGAGCTTTTATAGTGGCGTCGTCTAGGTAATCAATCCACACCCTACAAGAAGACGCACGAATATTGGTAGACTGCAAAACCGTTCCCGTAAAAGAGTTGCGGTGGGCTCCAACATAAAATCTTTTATTTGCTTGTAAAAAGGAGGCGGCCAAAGAAGAATCAACACTTGCAGTAACCTTAAAGCTATTTACCAGAGAATCTAATACGTAATTATATCCAAGAAATTCAACATCATAACTGCCTGTTGTGCTTCCGCTTACCCCGTCTGTCCAGGCATATGAGCCTGGTTTTACTCTGACTGCAAAATTCCATTTAGAGTCGCTGTAAACATCCTTGAAAACACTACTTGTCAATTCAGGAATATTGTACGGTGCGCTGCTCGTTAATTGAAAATAGGCATGTGGAGTTGATATATCTTTTCGAATCGAGTGAACTTGGAAATTTCCCTCATCAGGATCTCCCCACCCGTTTCCGCCATAAGCTAAGTCAGAGCCGGAGGTGTGACAGCCAAATAGTGAAGCACTCTGAAAATTTGCTGCCACATAATAAGAATCACTTTTCTCATAATCTTTCGGAAAAAGTGCCTCTAATTCATATGTGTTTCCTCGATTGCGAACCCCCGCATCTGAACTTATAAAGGATCTCGTGTTACCCGCCGTATCTATGCTAGAGGAATTTTGAAAAACAACTGCATCTTTTCCGGTCCCACTATAAAAATCAACGTACTTCTTACGCGCAACAGTGTAGTCAACATTGTCTCTTAATATGAAATCATTGTTATCCGCATATAAATTAATTTTTACTAATTCTTCACCGACACCGAAGCACCTTATAAGGTTTCTAAATGCTTTTTCTGTCCCTTTCGATTTATAAATATAATCTAGATTATTGTAAATGTTTTCATAAATTAGATTTTTTGTCTCATTTAATTTTTCTGAGAAGCTTTCATGGTTATTTCTTGATGCCAGGTATTCTAGTTCTGTGGCCTTAGAAAAAATTTCAGGAGTTACAAAACCAGAGTTATCCAAAAGGCGATCTGCGAAAGGGAGAGGGCGATTGCTGGCGCTGAGGTTTGTATATTCTTTGTTTTTTATTTCTGGAACTGCCTGTATTTGCAACTGTAAGGTGTCGAAATAACTTGAAATTATTTGCGTTAATTTCTTTAGATCTGCGCTTCCCTTGTTTTCATCATCGGACGTTATCCATTCTGGTATCGAACCGTAGATAGAAGAATTGTTACCTACATCATATAGCTTTCCTTGGCTTAATTTGTCGTCTCTGTAAGACGCCACTGCTGGGTGGCGAAGATATAAAATAGGATCTTTAAACTCTGTATTTGATGCACCAGCGTTTATAATAGCAGAGCCGGTATTTCTAGACGGATAAGCTGTTGAGTACCCAATCCATTTACCGTTGGTAGTACGGCCCGCATAATCCAATAAAGTTGAATCTATGCTCTGTACTTCTGTTATACCTTCATTAAACTTATAATAAACCCCTAAGTCCGCAGGGAACGAGAAGTTGTATTTTGTAGAAGATTGTGATAAAAACGCATAATCAGAATTTGTGCCACCGTTAACCTGAGTCCACCAATATTGGCCAATGTTTTTGCTATTTCTTTCATTTTTCCAATACCTAACCTCATCTAGAGAGGCCGAAAGCTTTGCGGACCCTGAAGTTGCGATTCCGCCACTGACTGAAGTTGCTAGGGCACCGATGTACCCAATCATGGGTCCAGAAATATTGCCCATAGAACTTCCAGTTACAACTGAATTTTCCAGGATTCCGTTTCTGTATAGCCTGCCAACCATCTGGCTTCCAGAATTAGCGAAAGATAGGGCGAAGTGATTCCAAGAGCCAGTAAATTGTGCGCTTGATGATAAGGCTAATGTTGTATTAGAGCTTAAGGAGCTATACGACCAACCAGCACCGTTGCCAGCTGCATGTGAACCAGAGTATAACTCAACGTTAAAATAGGGTTGGAGTTGGTTTGATTCTTCTGGGTTTCCTTCGATTTCTACCCTAAACCTACCATAATCATGACCAGCAAAAGATGCGCTGTTCCACAAATCAAAAATAACCTGGCGGCGGGATTCTGCCGAAGAATTCCAGGCAGTTTTGTGAAGCCAAAATTCTAAAGTTAAACCCTTGTCTCCATCTAGTTCAAGATTGTTTTTACCTAAAGTTCCCGTATTATAAAGATTTGAGTCGTAAAATTGAGTTGCTAACGTTCCACTTGTAAGTGAGCCTGTATTTGGGCCGCCCTTAAAATATATATACTCTTGGGATACCGGAGCATAATATCCATGTGTTGGGGAGTCTGAATTCGAGCCATAGTTATATCCCATAACCACAAACCCGTTTGTTCTCGGATATTCATTTTCGAATATATATCGATCTAAATAAGTACCAGATAAATTCCAGTTTATCTTCTCTTTACCCGAACCATCATAAGGGTATTCATTTATAATGTAATTTATTGAATCTTCGTAATATTTTTCGGCTGAACCGTAAAAAGCAAAATTCGATGCTGATGTAAAATCTACTTGAGGTATGAATCTGTTTTTGTCTTTAACATCAGATATTACATAATCTGGTGATTCCACTTCACGACCAACTGAACTCAATGACGAGTTAGAGAGGAGTTTGGTCGAAGTTTTCCTTTTAAAAAGATCTTTTATATCTGACATTTCTTTCTACTCTATTACTCTAAATTTATAAGTTTCTGGTTGTTCCTTGTAAGAATTATCAAAATAATAATTTAGTTTAATAGCGTATTCATAACCAGGCTCAAATAAGGACATATCTAAATCAAAATAGCTCCCACTTGCATCATATGAAAGTTGTGTGTGTTTCAGACTGCCAGTTCCATATCTTATCACTTCATAATTGTCAACAACCCTATAAACTTTATAATATGCATCTTCTACAAAATAATTTTCTATTTTCTTTGAAGCTACAGTGTAAATAGTTGGGCTCCAATCTTTTAATCTGGTGAATGTTCTTAATCTAACCTGATCTTGCTTGCTATAAGAAGACTGTAAGTTAGTAATTTTAGTAACAAAACGAGGAATAGAATATGTTGCCTGGGAACTAAACTGCTTTATGTTCAGCGTTCCTGTTAAGTATCCTGTGTCTCCTAGCCCAGTTGGGGACGGACGGACTCCACCATCCTCTGAGGAGCCACTATACCACCTGTCGTACACAACGGACCTGGTTGTGTTCAAGGCAAAAGAAGCAGTATAAATTCCAGTTTCAACCCACCCACCTGTTACTGGATTGTTGGGGGATGTAGTTACTTGATCTCCATTGGATGCTGATGTCCAAACGGAAACATATACGGACTTTGTATCCGTGCCTTCAAACTTTATATCTTTTAGCTCACCACGAACGTAATTGTACAAATAAAGAGTTTGCAGATTATCAGCAGAGGTTAAGGCCGAGCTTGAAGCATAAAAATTACCACGAGAATCTTTATTGGTACTGTTCCATCTCGCTTCAATTACTGGTCTTTTTAGAGCAAACTCGCTGCCACGACCAGAAAATTTCTTTGTATAATATGATTTGTTTGCGCCACTTAGTTGGGATGGGGTCAAGTAAACACCAACTCCATAATTTGAGAAGTCACCAGATAACCATTTCTCAACCAACCCAGTTATGTTAAGTTCTAAATCTTCTGTTCCTTCTACAAAATTTTGCCTATAGTTAAATTCATCATAAGCTGTTATCGGGGAACCCTCTTCGGAGCTTGTCAGGAATGAGCCGCCCTCAATAGACACGCCGTAGTAATCTTGCCAGGGAGTATGTGCTGCTGCGTTAGTCCAATTTGAACCGGTTCCATCATAAGTGAGGTCGCGGTATTCATCCATGTCTAGACCAGATCCTTCTTCCCAAGATTGGGAAACAGGAGTTACGATAGTCGTAAAATTTCTAGGAATAGTTTGATCATGTTGAACATTAAAAAGTCGAAGATAAAAATCGACACTTCCACTTGCAGGAATTGTGTTATCATTTCTATCCCCCTGAATGCTTGATGTATTGTCAGAAGTTAAAACCGGGAACTGAACTAATACCTTTGCTTGTTCGTTTGAGCCGCTTGAAGCTTGGGCAAAGATAGAAAAAAACTCCAAAGAGTCGGCACGACCCATATTACTACCAGTGCCACGGAACTGTAATCCTTGACGGAAAGCATTGGTTATGGTGTTGTCTTTGGTAGCAAGATATCTTTTAAGTGCCATTATTTAATAGTTCCTTTGATATCAGTGTCAGAAAATTTTACTTCAAAAATTACATTTTGTGGACACTTAATATATCTCCCATCATCGGAAAAGTTTGCATCAATGTCATAAAAATGATCAGAATATCCTGCACCCTCTTTTCTAACTATTTTAACCTGAGAAACATCAACGATACCATCCATCCCATTCAGTTCATTGTAAATATTTGTCAAGTAAAATGGTTCTCCTATTTCATATTTTTTTTCATAAGATGAAGCTAAAAGAGAAATAGCATTACTTAAAACATCATACTTGTTTGCTTCTAGGGTTGCAATTGCAGTAAACTCTATGCCAATGTTTATAACTTTGGCATCCATTATATCAATTGTATCATTAATCATTCTACCTTGATCTAGCCAAGTTTTTAAATTGTTTTTTATAGCATCGTTAGTTTTTTCTAAAAATCCTACGTCATCTTCTGAAATTACGTATAAATTCAAATTCCTTTTGAATGACCCTGGATCCTTGACCACGTTAACACGCTTTACTGCGCCAAATTGAGGAGGCATAGAATAGCATAGAGATTTATAATCTTGAACTGTTACTGCGCGGTTTTGAGAAGCAAAGACGTTATATATCCTTTTCTTTAATTCATCACCAGTCGGCAATGTTACGTCACCCACAATTGGCTCTGTGTTGGAGCATTCAAGTGATGAGATCACTTCATTAACTTTTGCTGTGTCTAAAGCAGAAAGATCATCAAAATCGATTATTGGAGCATCAACATTCGCCAAAGAATCTGACCCGATGTTTACGTTATTTTTGTCGTTGGTTCTGTAAGTGACTGTTAATACAGTGTTGGCTGGAGCAATGCCAAGCTTATCGGTCCCCAAGAAATTACTTGGATCAAAGTTTATATCAGTTGTATAATCTTTGGCATGTTGATGTATGACAACTCGGCTTGGGTCGATAGCAGGGTCGATGTTAGAGTCGTCGATTTCTGAACCAAAGCCAAACTGTAAAAAGACATCATTTCTTGTTCTATCAATTACAAATCTACGAGGTACTGCGAATGGACGAATTGTTTCTTGGGTTACTTTGTTGTCTGAACCCCTGTTTATAGTCGAACGATAAACCACATCTTGAGAAAGATAATCCACCTCATAGTAAGAATGACCAGTAGAATCAACAACTGAGATAATTTCTGTTATGTTTGTTCCATTTAATTTAAATTTTGGGAACTTTTTAAACGCACCCACCGAAATTTCTTCGGTTTCTGTTCTACCAGAAGCAACTTGACCAGAGGCTTTTATAGCATACGAAGAAGGGGCACCAGTGTCTTCGTTTACGCGAGCTACAATAATTTCATTATTAGGATTAGAAAAGTTCACATCTTCGTTCAGAATGAATCCTATTCCGTCTACTGACGACAAAGAACTTCCTCTTTGTAAAATCGGCATATAGGTTTCGTCAGGGCCAGTCCCGTTTGTATTTGATGGCACAATAACAAAAAAATCCGCAGTCCCATAGGATGATGGATTGGGGTTGAATTTATACCCCATTTGTTTGCCTAATTTTAATATATTTTCATACTCTAGAGCAGTATCAAGGAAAGATTCATTAACGCTATAGTCCAAATAAAATGATAAAATATCGCCAATATATGCAGAAGTATCAAGCATCAAGGAACCGAAGCCAGATTCACTAAAATCCTTATATGTATTTGAATAATATCTCTTAGCGTAATTTACTAAATCGGACTTGATGGAATTAAAGTCTCTCGATGTATAATTAATGGCTGGATATTTTTTATTAGATGGCATTAGACTTTCCTCATCGAATAATTAGTTTCCTGGTAAAGTTATTTCTAGTTTGTCCACTGATTCCAATGGCTTTATTAAATAGTCTACACTTACCTGCAAAACGTTAATCGGAACACCAGAGTTTGGGGTTTGACCCGAACTAAATTGAAAATTTAATATCTCAACATAAGGCAAATATCTTTTGACTTGCTCTGAAACTCTTGCTGAAATTTTTCCATATAGAATTGGGGTATCCAATTCAAACAAGAACCTCCTCAAGCCTATACCAAAATCTAAATCCATAATTCTTTCACCAGGGACGGTTAGCATCAAGTTTTTAAAGTTTTGTTTTACCAGCTCTCGATATTCTTTTATTGAGGTATAGTCTTCCTCTGTGTTTTTGTGTAATGGTAATTTTGGGGTTAATGAGTTCGCCACTTGCTATTCCTCTCCTTCGCTTAGTCCAGGCACCCCAGGTGGAGGCAAACCTAAATCAACTGCACAACTTGCAGGGGGTGCGCCGAGCAATTCCCTGGTTGCGTCGTCAGCTTCTTTACTAAATAGTTTGTGCAAGAAATCTTCGGAAGCTGGCCCATGTAACCAGTTGGGATCAGGTTTGTAATCAAGTGCCCAGTAAACAAAACCAAAGGGTGTCATCGGAATGCCGTTGAGGGGTGGAAATAATAGACCAGGGAAAAGTGCCAAAGAAATCATCCAAGCTTGTGGTTCTGGTATAAAATTTTGATCAATTGGGTCGAACCAAGCATCTGGTGGAACACCTGGAGGTCTAGTGTTTGTGGAGGAGCAACCTTCAAGATCACACTGTTGCTCTGCTATCTTAGTTAAATTGATAGTGTTGGGGTTTTGTTTCTGAGCCTCTTCAAATATTTTTTCCCCTGTCCAACTTGGATTTTGGTCGATAAGGTTAAGCAGTTTAAATGTTCCATTAACTTTTTTAGAATTTATCCCAACCTCTAAAATTATCTTATCCTTAGTCCACTCGGGTTCTCTTTGGGATGTTTCTCGAATCTCTCTTGCCCACCCAATCATTTGGTTTGCTTCATCAACAATCCTTTCTTTTGCATCTTCAGCACTTCCCTCACAAGTTGAAAACAAGTCTCCAATTGAAGTGCCTATTTCTTGTGCTTGGTTTGCAAGTGATAGACCTTGAGCAATTGCACGATTGGAAAGGTGAATAATATCAATTACTTTACGAGTCATCGCTATGTTTGGATCTGCTGTTTCCATAAAGCCTTTAAAAATTAGCAGAGAAGTTTTGGCTATCATCATTGCAATTTGTCCAGCCATACCAGGGACATCCAAGCCGTTCAAAAGAGCGTCCATCAAGTCCATGTTGCTTGGATATGTTGGGCAATACGGGTTCCCTGAACCGTCGAGGATAAAGAAAAGTTGTTTTATATTTTCCTTCGTAGTATCAAAAACACCATCAATCTCTCTAAGACCAGAAACATATGTGTGGGAATATACATTTGTTATCGCTAACATCCTATCTAGAGGAAACAGATATTTAAACAGTAACTTATACTCTGGTGTTGCTTGCAGACCCTTTAACAGATTCTTGTCATACCGATTAACATGATTTTCATATTGTTTTCTAAAAAATCCCAATCCATAAACATATTCTTCCATAACACCAGTTGGTCTGTTTTGGATGTTTCTAATAGGTCTTTTACGGGTTTCTTCAGAAATATGTAAGACATTTCCAGGATTTATATCAAGATTTGCCTCCATATTGATCGGGTACTCAAAGGAAATAATTGGGACCGTATTCACCCTTCTCTCAAGAGTATTATCATCAGAAGTTTCTTTAACAAAATATGCTTTTTCTTTATGAGCTACATTCCTCCAATTTGGATTTCGAGTTCTTACCGACGAAAATCGATCTCCGACACCTGATTGAGCAGTCTCAAGTGCGCCGCCTAATGGATTATTAGCCACTGCTGTTCCCTGGGCTGGTTGTTGGCTTACTTCTTGGAAATCCTCCAGTGGCGATATGTAAGAAATTCTTACACCAACACTAATTTTGGAAAAGAAATCCCTTAACTCCAACTCTTGATGTTCATCTTCTAATGGAATAAACTTCAGCTTCTTTAAATCTTCACCGCATTCTTCCACGTTTAACGGATCAAAACCTTGAATAATCTTCTTTAGTGTGTTTAGGTCAGGAACATTTTTGAACTTATTAGTGATATAGTCCTGGAAGGCGTCGATATTGACCACGCCTCTCAAAGAATCATCCCTATCATCCACAAACTGATGATTCATTACTAAGTCATCATAATTTACAAACACTTTTTGGTCTGGTGAAGCGTCTAACTCCTCGATTCTTAAATAGATTTCCTGTATTATATTCCCATTCGACATATCAAATGTCAATGGTGTCGCCATTTCGCGACGGGCAACTGGGTAATTTCTTAACCTTTCCTCAACCGACGAGCGCATTAACATTCTTTCACTTGCAGCAGACTGCAATAAATCATGAGCCTCGATCCATTTAGGGATCCAAATATTTTCATATTTGTTTATTAATTCTTGTAACCATTCTGGAGATGTATTGTCATCTCTCTGAACAGATTTCCAGTGTTCAAGCTCCCACTGTAGTATGAGTAATCCATCTTTTAGATCGAAATCCAACAAACTCATATAAGGTATTTTACCTAAATTTAATAAATTAATAGTTCGTTGGAAATATGCTAGATGATTTGTGCTTTGGCGACCTCTTGTTGGGGTCAAAACGCCGCCTGAATAAGCGCCGGACGAATTTTTAGTTCCAAGGAATGTATTAGTTAAAGTATCCTGTGTTTGGAGGGGGCCACCTTCATTAATCCATTCCTCAGAGTTACCGTCAAACACCCAAGGGCCAGTTCTAACGCCACCTATCTCCACCCACCTTACTGGGGTTTGGACCGTAATCCTTGCATTTTGGCTTCTTGTCCTGCTTGCTACAACATAATCTTCACCGAATTCACTAAAATTGTCTCCGTCACCAACTGGTGGGGATACAACTCCTGAATAAGTCCTGCGCTGAACTGAGCCTACTTCTTCGGATTCTTCGACGTGCCTGGTTTGAACATCTTGGATTGAACTTCCGTTTTTACCAACAGGAAAAACTCTTCTCCATATATCATTGCCTTTAAGTTCAACCCCAACTGTTTCTGTTCGACGGACTTGCTTAGAGTGTACTCTCAACCATGAACCAGGATAATAGTGTATATCTTCTGGCTGGTATCCTGGTTTGGCTGCTGCGCTTCTTCTATCTGCTTCGCTAATATCGCGAACATCAGCGATTTCCTGCCTTCGCTGCGGCGTCCACTTCGTTGAGGCAAACATAAAATTGTTTATTATTTCCATCCCTTGTTTTTCAGAATCAGAAACACCAAACTTATAAACTGGGTTTTGTTTTATGGTGGGATCTTTATTTTGGTTTAATTGAAGAAGCGCAGAGTTCCACAAAATCATCTTTTCCCTATCTGCGTTCTCTTTGCTTCGGGATAGATAATTTGCGTCTCCCCTAATCCATGTTAAATTGGGGGCTGGTTCTGAGGTTGTACTCTCCTCATATGACCAAATATTTTTGGGCAGCCCAGGACCGATCAGCGAACCGTTTGGCATCTCTTGAGCAGTCGAACGGTTTACAGGATCAGAATAAAATTCTCTAAAAAATGAGCCGACAGGATAGAAATGAAAGAATCCGGTTCCTGGTCCTCGGACTTGAATCTCTGGTGTTCTTGCTAATCCGAAACCTAAACGACCATTAACTAGTTTTTCATCACTTAGTTCGCCATATGGAGCCAAAGATAACGCTTCTTGTGGTTCAACAAATTGTTTGCCAGATGCATTTGAAAAACTTTCAGGTTGTTGTTCAAATCTATTTGCCCACTCACCATAAGCATTTAAAGACTTTCCATCCACGTTAGGGACATTATAAGTTGGAAGCCACTCTTCTAACAGGATCGTATCTATCGATGTTTCTCCAACAGACCCGACGACATTTGATAGCCTTTGAGTGCAAGAAAAAATTTGTTGGCGAACCAAATATTCAAGTGCTTTTTTGTAGTTAGACAGTTTTTCAGCAGGTGGACGATTTCTGTTGTAAAGTTTCAAGACCTGCTCTTTAAAGATAACAATATAGTTACCGTCAGTATTCGGGGGATTACTTCTAGCACTAATATCACCAGTTATTATATTTGCTATATAACTTACTAACAATTGGTCCACATCTGCTGCTGTCTGATATCGGAACCAATAAAAGGAAAAAACAGATCTCAATAAAACTTCCATCGTATAAGTCCTAATTGCTGTTAGGACTGCACCACTGAAGTTTGCTTGTTCAAATGGATTATCTTTGTTACTACCCAACCCATCAACGCTAGGGTATGAAGCTTCTATGCATTGTATGACTGTATATTCTTTCTTTATTCGATCTTTTATTGCCTCAAGATCTAGCAAGTGGGGGTTACAATTTGGACCACCAATTTGTCTCATTGGGTGAAAGTTTAATTTATTTATATTAGCGCCATCTAAATATGGAGACTTTGCAATTTGATTAGTAAAGCTGCAATATAACTCCTTGAATATCTGATCATAGGCATCAGAATCATAATATTCATCCTTTATAGGATCAGATTGCAATGATGATGGTTGTGGTACTTTATCTATTCCACTCCCATAAATTGGCTTATCTGTTACACGTTCGTTGTTGTTCCATACAGAGCCGCCATTATTCCAAGAATCTTTTAATAATTTAACAAAGTATTTCTCTTGAGGTATGTGAGGGCCAGCTTCGGTAGCAATATCCAACCCTTTTAGAGAAATTACATAATTTGCTTTTTCATCGATTGTCTTGTCGCTTCTCTGGAAAGACAAGGGGAACATATATGGGCTGCTTTGACCATCTTCCATGGGTGATAGTACCACGCTGAGTGCAAATGAATCTAATTGCTTCCCAGCCGTATTGAGCGAACTTCCAAACGGAACTATATAATCAATTTCAAATTTGGATTTTTGAATAGCAGAAGCCACTTTAGATATTGCAGTAAAGGCGTCTCCCATTTGCTGATTTGATAATCCTACCACTGATCCTGCGCTTTGAACTTGATTATCAGATAATTTTTTAATCTGGTCAACACTCATACCAGTTTGCTCTAGTATTTTATTCGGAATATTGAAACCGTAAATATGAAACTGCTCTCGATCAAAAATTTCTAAATTATTTCCGCTACAAAAATTCTCAAACGAATCTTTGAGACCAGGAATGAACTCTTTACCTAAATTTTTAGAAGCTTTTACTGGAACTGGGGAATATCCAAACTTCGCGGTCATTTCTCCATTAGTCGGGAATCTTGAACCATTGTATCTGAAGTCTAACGAATATCTACCTGCTTGAGTGTTGTTTATTGCAGCATCAGCTAATTGAGCGATTTCCCATTGGTATTCTTGTTCTCCGGTTGGTCTTGTTTGGCCTGCATCCCATTGTCCTGCGTTGTGTGGGTATTGAAGTTCAGCGTCGGCAGGAGTACCACCGCCGAGCCCAAACCACTTACCTTCTTCTTGTGCCCAGCCGCGATGACCTCTTTGATCCACTGTTCTACCATCTGGAAATACTTTATTTTGGTTTCCAGAAAATCCTGGGTTTATTGCATCGTGTGAAACTGAACCATATGAATAAACGCCTTGGTTTACCAATTCAACAAATCTCGGATTTAAAACTCGTGTCCAGCCAATATTTGGAACATTTACTCGGTTTGTTCTCTGTACCTCTTCTTCTCCAAGCGAAGTCACCATCATGGACGGAATTAATCCCGCAACATCCTGATTGTAAGATAAAGCTATGTTGTCATAAACCGTATCGAGAACGCTATCCATCATAAAAGACATGCTTGGGTGATCATTCTCAATCAATCCTGGCTTAATTGTTCCATCAGGATTCTTAGAGCAGTAAATTGATGGAAGAACATTGTCCATAAAGTTTCCTTTATTTAACAAGTCTGCCAAGTCTTTTAACTCTTTTTCCCTTCTGTCTTTTGACTTTTCTAATTGTTCTTCAATCTGTGAGCGAGTTGCTCGATTATTTAACAGATCTGCTCTCAGATTTGATTCATCTTCATCACACAGACACCGAAATTGTTCAGGAAGAGAGTCGTTAACGTCTGCAATTGTAGATAAAATTGCTGGTGCGGAAACTAAATCTCCAAAAGTTTTAAACCAAGACTTGATATCACTGTCTTTTATGTCATTGGGGGCCATCACAGCTTTAATTGCTGGAAAATTATCTAACAAATTTCTAATTGCATTGACCGGTTCATTACCGACGTTACACCCAAGCAAGAGGTTGCCAGCTTCACCAGGTGTTAAAACTGCTGATGCTGCATCCAAAAACTTACTCATTTCTTTTTTGGCAGATATTACCTTCATCTGGGATGCTTGTTGCTGTAAATCTTCTTTGTTTAACTCTTCTGATTCTCCCGATTCTTTCGTTATTAAACTAACTGCATTCTTTTCGCCTGGTAGTAAAACTGGATTTTTTGCCCATTGGTTTGTTTGCTCTACAACCTCTGCACTTAATTGTTTTACTCCTGATTGTTGTAGGCCATTATCCACAGCACCAACAACACCCATGGCAAATTCTGCTCCGAGTTTGGCGGTTAAATCTCCTAGGTTTAGCTTGCCGAATGCAAAATTTGAGCCACCGGGACCAACACAACCGGAACAAAAGTCTAAAAGAGCTTCCAAAACCATCATAACCATCTTAATTAATGTTTGTACGATGGCTTCCAGCATACCGTTTAAAATTTTAATTCCAATATCTTTCATATAATTTACAATTGGAAAATCATCTGGGAAGTTTTGTAATGGTAAATCAAATAATCTGTTGGAGTCCTTTAAAAACATCTCTGCATTGTTTAAAAACTGTTTAGAAATGGCCCAAAATTCTGTTCCTCTGAACCCTAGACACTCAAGTGCTGACGTTATAAGATTTTGGATTGGAAATTTGTTTAATAGGTTGTCAAAAACATAATCAATTTTTCCATCAACCCAAGCCATTCCATCTGACAAAGAACCAATCGACCCGATTAAATAATCATTCACAAATTCCGATTTACTATCAAGCAGTTTTTGAAGCTCTGCTTTCATTTTTTGTGACTCTAATTTTTTGTTTTGCTCTTCTAGTTCTTTTTGAGTTTTTGGGCCAGGGAATCTTGCTTTTAACCACTCTTGGTGTATCCTGTCAACTTCTTCATCTGGAACATAACTTTGTGGTGGTGGCTTTGAGAAGTCAATTATCGGTGGATTTAAAACATATTCATCAAAAAATGATGATAACGAGGGATAATCATCTGTTTTTGATAGTTTGTTTAATTCATCTAATTTTGATAAAAAGTAGATGGTTCTATCATTTTTGATTGCGGGGGCTTTCTTAAACAAGTTAAACTTGTTATATAAATTGTTATACCCATTACCATCATTCAACATTGTATAAAGAACATTATAGTCTTTGTCAATCCCCATCGTTAGAAGGTTTGAGTTTGATGAGTCGTAAACATAGCCGTTAGAACTCATGAGTGATGTCAAAGATGGGGTAAAATTAAGTAAATTATTATATTCTAAGGTTATATCTATTCCAATGGCTTTTCCGCGAAGATCATCCAGTTCTTTTTTGTATTTATTTAAAAGTTCAGATATGTTTTTTATCTTCTTATCTAAATTGAATGTACTAAACTGTATTTCTTCCCAAGGAGCTGGCAGTTCAGATATTGTAGGGATCGGCAAGGCTTCCCTTTTATCCACATTATCTTCTGATATGGATACCAATACTCTTAATTTCGACCCTGGTCTTTCTGGTAGATACCAATCCTCAGCTATGCCAATGTCTGCTTCGCCAGGTTTTTTATTATAAAACTCCAGTATTTTGGAAACACCAATATATTTAGCACTTTCCATTCTTGCAGCTAAATCTTCGCCACCAGTATCTGTGAATTCGGTATCAACCCTTATGGAATAACGATTTGGAAGAGTTGTATCTAGGTTTAAAACTTTTTTGGTTTCAGTTTCTTGGAAAAACGGTTCATCTACACTTGAGCGTGTCCAATCAATCCTAACCAGAGGTTTAACATCTTTATTTTTGTCGATGGTTGCCATATTAATTGGAGTTGTTATACCTACTGTTTATATATTTGTCACCAGCTTGTTCTAAATATGTTAAACGGAAATTCGCTAAATTAGCTTTCTGCAAGGACAAAGATCGCTTGGTCTGACTAAAATGATCAATACCTGTCTTGATTCCTGCATTAGCTGCTGCTGGTGATGGGGTTGTGGCGATGCCCCAAAAAGGACTGAAATGAAAATGATTTGCCAACTGTTCATTGAAAGTAGTTTGATGTGCTAGAAGAGAATCTACAATACCATTTAGATCATCTATATGTGCAACGACTCTGCGAAATGCTTCTAATAAGTTTTTCCCTTTTACCATTGGTTGTAAATCCGAATCGTCATTTCCGGCAATGATATCCACCCCTGCAATACTCTCAATACTGCCTCCTTGGGAGTTAAAACCATCTGTTCTGGTTATCAATTTTATCCCTTCACGGGCAATGAATCGTAGACCATCTGCCTTAAGTGCTATTGCGGAGCGGGGTGATTTTTTTGTTAAATCTGGATTTGGTAAAGAGTCTGGGGGTGCCAAGCCGGGACTTCCGATAGAACCCGCAGCGAGGCCAAAATTTAAATCCACATCTGTTTTTTGGCTTATATAGATTCTTGCAGCGTCTGTTCTAAAGTTTGGATCGACCCATATCTTTTCACCCTCAGAGTTCTCTTCAACAGCGTTAGCTGACATTCTGCCTACAACAATATCAATTGATCCTGCCTGTGTGTCGCCGCGACCACCGTAGCCAGAGCATCTCATCCCCCATCTATCTCTACCAAGGACAATCCAAGAGTTGTTAGAGTTTTTAATTATCTTCTCTGATTTAGTTGATATAAACTCTGGTACTGGTTCGATCATAGGATCTCCACAGATCCCTTTTATTCTAGCCTGATCGGACTTGTCTATATTCCTAAACTGTGTTTGAGCAGATTTAGATATCCCAACATTATCAAACGCTTTTTTAATAATTTTTGCCATTTATTAACCTAAATATTAAACATTTACAAATGTTTGATTACTTTCTGCATCAAGGAAGACATCGCCTTTCTCCAACTTACTTCGGCAAGTTTTCCATGAGGTTCCACGATATTGAAAATGTGGCCTGTCTTTCATTTTGGTCCATCGTCCACCCCAAGTTAGCCCCAAGGATTCTCCCATTTTACCTAATTCTTCCATACCACCTTCCCATCGGGCTCTTACACCAAGGTTCGCAACTGATGCTTTTTTCTTACAAGTTTTATAGCCAAGTATTTTAAAATCAAAAGCAAGGCCATAGTTGTGATAACTTGAGCCACCACGAGAAAAAGTGCATACTGCTGATCTGTTTACTATGCGCCCTTTTGTATCTTTAGGGCCAGAGAATGTTCTTCCTTGAGCATATAAATTATTCTGTAATTCTACACTGCGAAAACCATAAACCATATCAACTTGATAACCCATATCTTCGGCTTTATTGAAGAAAGCTATTGCCTTGGAACGAAACTTTGGATGAAGTGATGCAATCTTTTGATTAATCGTTGGGGATGACGTAGGGTTGCGAGTAGTTGCTTTCGGAGATTCACACTGTAACTTTCTTAGTGTTTCAGGAATATATTTTCTCCTTTTAGACGGCTTAACAAAGTTTGCTGAAGCTGGGGAGAACGCATTAGGTATCGCTTTAACCAATGGCCCTAAGTAAACTCCGACCTTGTTTTTATATCCATATGCGTATGGATGTGTGACGTTCACAAAATCACCAGCTTTTGGCACTACCAAATCTAATTCTGAATTTAACGCCTCATAGGTAAAGTGCTCATATATTAGCCCAATCTGTTTTCCTGGTGTTAATAGGTTTTTTGGGATACTTAATCCCGAATCAAAATAGGTGTGACACCAAATCTTCAAGCAAGTTTTTTGGGGTGTTTGTGAATACATGTTTGTCTTATCACGAAACCCGCCAAGGGTTGGGATTGCCTTCTCTTCAACTTTTAATACGAGAGCGGGGATCGGCTGCTTTAAGGACATCCCTTCAGGCTCATTCTGTTCAGCAATCAGTTGCCCTAATTTATTGGAAAACTTATCTTCTTGCCCTCGTGACGGTTGAGGGAATTGATTTTCAGAATATTTAAACAGGTTTGCGCTGCCATTAATCAATTTATTTTTATTGCCATCACTCATCGATATTGGCCTCATTCAACTGATTGAAGATTTCTGCTCTATCCTCATCGGATAATCCTTGTTTACCTGTTTCCTGCTTTCCTTTGATTGTTACAATCTTTACAAGCTGTTCATTTGAACGCTGTAAGGTTTCAACATACTTGGCGGCAGTTATGCCGACTTCCTTATGTCGATGATCATCACCAGATATATATTTAACTAAGTCTTTAAGAAGCTCTTGAGTCTGTGCGCGATCTTTTCTGATATTTTCCAGAGCTTCTTCAGTGAGTGATTCAAAATCTTTCTTTATTCGTTCCATTTTGTTTTAAAATTAGAATATTCAAGCCTGAACCTTTTTAGGTTGTTTAAAACCTGCTTAGTGTTTAAGTTTGTGATCTCTCTAATGTAAAGATAAATAGCTTTTTTATTAAAAATTTCGATTGTTTCAGCATCAGAAAGAAGTATTTTAATGGCTTCGAGAATTTTTCTTTCATTTTCTTTTAAGTTTGCTTTTTCCCACTTTTCAATCTCTTTCCACAAATGCTCCATAAATTCACGCTTTGTACGCTGTTCATCATACTGATTATAAATCGCAAGATGGTCCATCTCTACTCTTTTAGAGATTTCATCGTAATGTGCTTCACGCCTTAATTGGATTGCAGTCTTTTTAACCTTAGCGATGAACCAGTTTTTTGTAATCACACTAAAATAAGAAAAAGCTTTTGAGCCTTTTGATGGGTCGAAATTACTAAGAATTGTTATTAGATGAATCTCACACTCATCTTTAAGGCTGTCAACATTTGGTAAGTTAGTAAATTTATACGTAAAAACAATTTTATTGATCATCTCCACAAAGACGGGGCGGATAACATCTCTGTATATCACATTCCTTTCTTCACGGTCTGGGCAATCAATGTATTTCAAGATGGCTTCTTCATGCATCTTGGTAAAATAAATATTTTTCTTTTTTTTAGCTCGCTTCTTCTTGGTCTTCATAATTTTTTTCTAGTTCCATAGAAGCAGCGTCTAATTGCTCTAACAAATCTGGATTTGTAAAAGAATAAACTTCTTCATATTTTTCCAAATAACTAAAAACTGCTTTTGTGTGGCTCAGTAGTCCCGTTAACGTATCATCACCGTAAAAAGTGGGTAGTTCATAGATCGACTTCAAGTGCTCTCTATAGCCATCCATAACTGTAAATATTTCAGACAGTTGATTGGAAGCTGTATATACCCTTAATAAAACATTCTTTATATACAGCAAAAGGACCAGATTGACTGAAATTGATAGGAATAATACTATTCCAAAAATGATAACGTATAAAAAATCTATTTCAGTCATTCTTATATTCCCTTTTCTTTAATCTCTCTTTTTCTTGCCTAAGCTCATCTCTCGATTCTTCTATAGATTGCTTTACGATATTTCCAACTTGAGAGGGTCTTGAAGTGTCTATTTTTTTACCTATGAAAACAGTTGATGGTTTTCGGATCAGACTGTTTTCAGAATTGCAAATTGCACACTCCTCCAGCTTTTTGTGGATAGAGTGGGATGCTTGAAATTCTTTTTCGCACCCAGTGCAATAGTACAAATATTTAGGCAACTGGTTTTTTATCCTCTGGCTTATCTACTTGAAAAGTTGGTGGATTTTGAACGATGATTTCGTCCTCTGCGGCTACAAGTTCAAAACTCTGTAAGACCTCGGTAATATCTACTTGCTCTAGAATTCCTTTTTGTAGTGTCAACATGATTGAACCAATAGCTTGATTTGATAGTTTATAAGTTTGCATATTTTTCTCCTTGCTTCGAAAATAAAAGAATACTTCCGTTTTGTTTAAAGTTCGTAAAATTGTTTTTTAAGGTGTTGGTAAGTTTTTCTTGCCCAGTTGGACCGTGAATTTCCATACCAATCGTTAAAACTCGTTCCAATAACAGGTTTTCTTCCATAAATGGTATAATTTCATACTCACTACCCTCACAGTCTATCTTGAGGTAGTCAATGTAATCTATGTTAAATTTATCAAAAATTTCAACAAAATTTATACAATCAACAGTTAGTGGCTTTGGTGCGCCCGGTTTTCCATATGGATTATTTGTATTTATTGAAGGATGACCCGTGTTAAATAGTGGCTTACTATTATATGTGCTATTAGATTCCCAAATGCCGTCTGGTTTGGTTCTTCCTATTACCGCTTTGTTGCGAACCTTAACATTTTTAAATTCTTCTAAATTTGTTATAGATTTATTATAATTTTCGCCGTCTAACTCGTATGAGATAACCTCAGCATCGGGGTACAATTGAGCAGCCATGAAGGAAAAGCACCCAATTTGACTACCAACATCTACAATGAATTTAGGTTGTCGGACGGGAGACCAGTTTTGAAAGTCATACACGTCTTGTGTAAGAACTTCTTCAATAATAGTTTCATCGGTTTTAGAATACTCTTTTATACAAGATTTATCGAACTTCATCATTCTTCTCCTGAAAATATCTCTCTGTGTTTATAGCCTTGTCGCAAATGAACAAATCGTAGTGTGGCTTGCCCATCTTTAGCTCTGTGTGTTTGGCTCCCCACTTTTGTAATTGATTCTTTGTTGTTTCGCCCCAGTTTAAACCACTATTTGCACCACGCGCTGTCCAATAGATTATTGTATCACCGTTATCAAATAGGTTGTTAATTTTATTAATGTTTTCAAATATTGGAATTGCCTTCTCATAATCTCTAGCAACGCTAGGGTCTGTGTTTGGATGTTCGCAAATTGTTTCATCAATATCAACATATATAATCATTTAATCACCCTTCATTAATCTATAGCTATCACTATCAAAGTGTTGAGTTGAAAACTCAAACAACTCGGAATCTTCTAATGCTATCATTTGATGTCTTAATCCTGTATAAACGTGGAAATTGTCTCCCGGATTTAAAATGATCTCTTTTGCTTGCCAATATTCGTCTTCATCTGAATATTTCACAAGGATTTGGCCAGATTGCAAGTAAAATACTTCGTCTTTTAACTTATGAAAATGCCATGAACATCGTTTACCGCTTTGGAAGAATAAAAGTTTTCCACAATATGCAGGCTTGTTAACAATCCATTTTTCGAACCCCCAACCTTTTTCTACATATTTTATAGTGTTATCCATTTTTCCCTATTTTATCATAGATTTATCAACTTCTTAATTTTTTTCTAATTGGAAGTTCACTTTCTGTAACTTTTTTGTCGGAGGAACCTAAAATTTTATTAATGTCTGTGCATCGTTTTTTCAAAGCATCCATCCCCATCACCTCTAGGCTTGCCTTTTGATCGGTCCCCCACATCTCGTGAGATAAAGTAATATGTCTCTCTACAACTTTCGCACCCAATGCTACGGCGATGACAGTTGGCTCCAAATCTTCTTCATGCCCAGAATAACCGATTGTACAGTTATATCGTTCCTTGTAAAACGGAATTAAGTTTAGATTCAGTTCATCTCGTGGTGTTGGATAACTAGAATTGGTATGCATAATAATAGGATCTTTTCCGTTCTTCATTATGATATTCACTGCTTGATCGATTTCTTCAAGAGTGGACATACCGGTTGACATTATTACCTGAACCCCGGATTTTGCTGATTCTTCGACTAATTCTGTTTTAGTGATCAAAGCTGATGGGATTTTAATAAAAGGCACCCTATAATCTTTTAAGAATTCCAAACTATCTAAATCCCAAACGGAAGCTGTCCAATCTAATGGCTTGGATTCACAATATTCTTGAATGTTATCAAATTCATCTTGGCCAAACTCAATCTTATATTTATAGTCGAGATAGGTCATTGTGCCCCAGGGAGTCTCCCTCATAACCCCTTTTTGATGTTCAGGAACACAAACATCTGGATTGCGTTTTTGAAATTTGGCACAATCCCAATTGCAAGCATTCACCGCATCAATTAATTTTTTTGCGACCTGCAAATCTCCATTGTGATTGATACCAATCTCACCAATGAAATATACTTCTTCTAAATTGTTAAAATCTACCATATGGTCCATCCTCCGTCTATGTTGAAAACACCACCTGTTGCATAGGATGATTCGTCAGAGCACAGAAACTTAACCATACCGTTCAACTCATCCACCTTCATCATTCTTTTCATTGGGGTTTTTTCTTCATATAGTTTTATAAACTTTTTACTATGCTCAGTTGTTGGCTTAAAGGTAACTCCACCCGGAGCCACACAATTAACCCTAATATTTGGTGCTAAATGCACTGCCAAATATCTGCTTAATTGTACCACACCTGATTTTGAAACGCAATAGCCAATGTGCTTTTCTTTGTTTTCTTCGTATAAAGCAGGATTTGGTGAAACAATTCCATAGGTTGAAGAAAAATTAACAATTGATCCTTGCTTATTGTTTCTAGCGTATTCCCTACATACTGAAAATAGGCTCAACAGATTTACCTCCAAATAAGCATTCAACGATTCTAGTGTAATGTCAAACAAATTCGTAGACTCGTCATTTTTATCAACGTGAGGGTTTAACGCATATAAATTAATCAATCCATCTGCCGGATTGTTTTTAAAAAATTCTTTGACAAAATTTTCATCTGTCAAATCATGACCTAGTTGCAAATCACATTCTATGATCTCATAGTTTTTTGAACGCAAAAAAGAAGATATCTCAGTTCCCAATAAGCCACGAGAGCCTGTTATAATAATTTTTTTCATAGATTATTTCCGAAAGAATTCAATTGTTTTCCTTAGAGCTTCAGCTTTAGTTTGTGCAAGCTCAAGATCTCGGTAGTTGTTCTTAAATTGCATAATCTTTGGTTGGATTTCTTCTGCGACAGGACAAAGCCCCTTCTCATATCTTGTTTTCTTATAAATTTTAGGATTTGTTTTGACAAAAGCACCAGTGGCCATTACAGGCTCCAAGTAGGGAACACTCCAGGCTGAATATATTCCATCACCACCGAATTCAACATACTTTTCGCGGAAGTCTTTCCAAGATACTCCCAATTTCTCCTCGCCTTCATAAACAACTGTGAATGTCCAAAATGAATTTATTGCATCTTCATCTATTTTTTGAGGAATCAGATATTCACACTCGGTTTCTGAAATCACATTTAAAAATAGAAGCGAAGCTTCAATTCTGGTGTCTACCATATTTTCAAGATTCTCTAATTGAGCTGTAGCAATCGCTGCACCGAATTCAGATAGTCGATAATTCCACCCAATTTCATCGTGTCTTTTATAATCTGGATTTTGATAATCACTTAGGTTTAATTTAATTCTACCATTTACAGCGGTTGAGTTTTTGAACCCATGGTTGCTAACTTTTCGAGCTGTTGTGGCGTATTCCTCATTGTTGGTTATAAGAATTCCACCCTCTCCACAGGACATATGTTTTGAATTTTCAAAACTATAGCTTGCAAGTGCGCCAAAGGTTCCGATCTTTTTACCCTTATAGGTACTTAAAAAGCATTGTGCATTATCCTCTATAACTGGAATATTATATTTTTCAGAAATTTCCATAATCCTGTCCATATTACAAGGCAAACCATAAAGCGGTACAATAATAATAGCTTTGGTTTTTGAAGTTATTTTTCTCTCTATATCATCTGGGTCTATGTTGAATGTTTCGGGGTCAATATCAGCATATACTGGAACTGCGCCAGCGTGGATTGTTGCGGAAGTATCCATAATTACCGTTAGAGCCGGTGAGATAACTTCGTCGCCTGGTTTGACACCAACCGCGACCAGTGCTGCGTGTAGGGTGGAAGTTCCTGAATTCATTGCGATTGCATAATCAGATTCAAACTTCTTTGAAAATTCTGACTCCAAAAGCTGGTTCCAAGTTCCAGATGTAGATGTCCAGTTTTCCGACTCAAGAACCTTCTTTAAATATTCAAGCTCTTTTCCGTAATATTTGGTTGGGTTTTTCATTATTTTATCCTTCTTCCTTTAACACAAGTTTGGTTAATTTTTTTTGATTCTGTAAATAAGCTGCTTGACATAATCGGTTACTTTCAATAATATCTGGATTTGAATCCAGGTATTCAACTATATCTCCCAATGAGTATTCCTCTATATTATTACCTTCAAAATGTTCTATAACGGCTTTAAAAAACTCAAAATCTTCTTGATAATCAAGCGTTGCTCGAATGTCTGGTCTTTGTAGTTTTTTGGGAACATTTGACAAAATTCTTGTATCAAACAAGTCTAGTTCTGAAAATGAAAGCCAAGCGGCTTCCGTGTCATCTGTATCTTTCATATCGCAAATTTTTTCTAGCGTATTTCTTGTTGCACCAAAAGTGAATGCACCAACAACTAAATTCTCTTCATCGCACTTTACAAAATCATGCCCCTCTTTTTCAAATTGATCAAACGCCAAATCAATAAGCTCGGGGTCACAAAAGATATCATCACCATCTACATTAACAAAATAATCAACGTCAAAGGCGACGGCTGCTTTGTACCACCGATCAAGTTTATCCTTTAAACTTCCCCTGAAACATCCTATCTCCCATTTTTTTGCCAATTCAGACAAGGTGTTATCTTCTGGTTGATCGCTTGTGCATAAAACTATTTGATCTGCTTTAGTGGATTTCTTTACCCTTTTTATCAAATGCTCTATCGTAGAAAGATTCCCAATTTTCATCAGGGCTTTGTTGGGTAATCTAGTTGAAGTTGTACGAACAGATATAAAAACACCTTTTTTCATATGATAATATTTTATCACATGTCAAGTATTTTTTCAATCTGATTATTGTCGATATGTTCGCGAGCTTGCAAGAAATCATCCATTTTCATAGAACCAAAATTAACTGGATTGCCATCTTTATCATTTAAAATTTTTGTTGCATCATCCAACTCTAAAACATAATTGTGAAGATTATCATCGCAAATTGGATTACCATCTGCATCAAAATTGATATCAAAATGTTTTTTTAAATCGGAACGAACAACTTTCCACATTTCTGTTCCAGGATATGCTGTTGCGGTAAACATTTTTGAGTTAACTGCGTCTTGGGCTAATTGGTATTCTGTGGTGGTGGGGTTTAGACCTTGTGACCAGAACTCTTGTTGCCACAAAATAAAGGCAACAGAGGTTTTCAAATTATGTAGTTTTTCCTCTGGATAAGCCATAATCCAAGTACAGTTGGGGTGAATGCCAGCTTTTTTACAATTTTTTATAGCGTTCATCATCGTAACCGGGAATTCATAAACAGAACCATTTACTGAAACTGATTCCATACCATTTTTGAGGATGAAGCCGCCTTTTTTCATATTTGTTAAAGTTTCTGCATCTGCTGATTCTGCTCCGAAACCGATATAAACGCATCCTGATTCTGCCATATCATAAGCACGATCATCTGCCTCATCCATTCTCGTATGTGTTCCCCACCGAACCTTATCAAGACCGTACTTCTTAAAAACAGGAATCATTCGTTTGATTCTACGTTTATCTACTGCGAAATTATCATCTGGAAAACCAATAAAATCTAAATTATATTTATCTACATAGTTGCGAATTTGTTGGGCAATATGTTCACTGCTACGCATACCATAATTTCTTTCACCCTGGGCTCCGCGATAACAAAAGGCGCAAGCATATGGACATCCTCTGCTACTAACAGTTGTCAAGCTTCTTTCCATTGTAAATGGGGTCGCTGAGCTGTTGTTAGCTGCAAGCCCCCATACTGGTACTTTTATGTAATCTTCTAAAACATTATGCCCATATGGGTCACTTTCTAATAGGTCAAATGCGGGGTAAGGTAAAGAATCAAGGTTCTTTGGTCTGTCTCCTTGGTAAATAAATCGAGATTTTCCATTGACTTCGCCAACGTGATATGGGCTTAAATGGCCGCCGTTAATTGCTCTAGTTAATCCATATTGTTTAATCATTTTAGAGTCATGACACATTATTAAGATAATGTCATCACCTTCAGATCTACCAATCGCATCAAGTTCTGGTATCCAATTAAATAATCCCGACTTCATTTCTGTGGCAAGACCATTTCCAGATACTAGAAAACAGTCAGGTTGGTGTTTTTTGACTATTTTTGCCATTTGCTCTTGCCACCGCAGAGTTGTAATTTTTCCCGAAAATGCTATAACGTCTTGATCTCCAGCAGTCTCTAGGTGTCTCAAGAACATATTCTCAGCTTCAGCATAGGTTAAATGCCGACCATTGGGTAAGTCGCGTAGAATGGAGTCTTTATCCTTCATACGATAAGCATTTAAGTCAATGATATGCGGAGATGCACCATGCTCTCTACAAATAGCAGCTAAAATTGATGGACCTTCGGGTGGCACATTTGGCTTTGCTGCTTCCCTCAACGGCATATTAATAAAGGTTATCTTTACACCCTTTAAAGAATCTTTTTTGAAACTCTTAATAATTTCACTTGGAACCGGTAATTTCGGTTTGTTATTTAAAATTTTCAAATTATAGCAATTATAACATAGTCAAAAATAAGAATCAAGTCTAAACTTCTAAAATTGTCTTTAGGAAACTGTTAATTCGAAAAAGGTAATCCTGATCGTTAAATTTAGGTTTTTCAAACTTTTTAGTATTAATAAGGTTTATTGTGTTTTCCTTCCAGCTATGCTCTATCAAGTAGAAATTTTCTCTTTCGATTGGGCGGATATATGTTTTGGCAATATCTGTTTTACAGTTATCTATAAAATTTACCCCTACAGGAACTAAATCAACATATGCAGATGTGTCAAACCCTATACAAACGTTGGCTAAGTGAGGAAAAAAGATTGATTCTGATGGGAACCAAACGTCATCATAAAATCCAATTTCTTTATATTTTGCAGGTATATTTTGGTGTTTTCGCCTTTGTTTAATGACTACTCTGTATCCATTTTGAAATAGACAATCTATTATCTGCTCTGCGGCGGCATTTTGGTCAGAATTTGCTTCTGGCCAGAAGACAACGGCTAATTTATCATCATTAAAATATGAAGGTTTTAGGAGTTCAGGGTTATAATTTGATAAACTCTTTGCATAATCCAATTGTTGTAAAAGATTCCAAGAAGTTACTGGGATTGGTGGGCAAACCGTAGGAGTTCCATACTCTCTAATACTATTTGCATATAATTCATCATGTGCCATATAACAAGTCTTGCTATAATCTCTACCTTTTTTATATTCGGGAGAAGCATAACCCAGATTCCATTTACTTCTAATCCAGTCAAAACCATGTTGAATAGCATAATGCTTTTTATAATTAAAACTATGCCCATCATTTGAGTTGGTTCGTTCATAAACTGATTGAACTGCTTCAATTGAGAACATAATATCGCAATCTACTTTCGAATCAGTAACGGTACAATAATTTAAAAAATTCTCTATAATCCAATTTTTAATATTTGAGTTTGTTTCTAGGCCATTATACTTTCTACGATTTGCAGAAAGATCTAGAAAGAATTCATGACCCTCATTTAAAGAGTTGATTTGCATTATTAGCGGAGTAAAATAACGGAAATCCGTCATAGTGTCCACCAGAAAACCGATTTTCTTGGACATACTAGTTTTTTTTCCTCAATTTCAAAAACAAATAATAAGATGGGCCTTGGGGAAGCTCTAATGTTATAGCATCAGACATCTCAACATCAAAAATTTTTTTAACTTGTGCAAAGTTTAACACACTAGGAACTTCTTTGTAAATAACTTGTAAAATATTTTCCATATCATACCCAAACCTGGAAGACATAAAAACAAATGCTTGGAAGGAGCCATCACTCTTTAAAGACGAATCCCAAACCGTTGACCACAAATAATTATCATCTGAATATGCTGCTTCATGTTCCCCGTCTTTGACCCAGCCTATTTTATAATTATCATACCTCCAGTGATTTCCCAAACCCCAATCAATATACACAACCCCATTTGGATTTAAGTGATCGCTACATTTTTGTAAAAACTTGGCTGGGTTTTTGGCGAAATAGGCTGTTCTTAAACATATGATGGTATCATATTTTTTACCTAACGACCAATCAGAATTAATCTCCCAATTACCTAGAGATAGGTCGAAAGTATCACCATTAAAAGCCGAATTATCTGGAAAACCCAACAGCGCGGTTTCGCCTTCTGGTTTTATGTTTGGGTAATACAAACTATCATACAATACCCTATTGGAACTACCCATAATCTTATCTCACAATATATTCTTTAATGGAGTGTTTACTAAATCCATATTTATAGTATTCCATACCTGTGGTTTTTCCAGAACCCAAGGTCTCGATTTCATACTTTTTCTTATCTGGTAAAATCCCCATTGAATAAAACTTCCCGCCAAGTGACTTAATTTTTTGCATAATCTTGTACTGTGCGAAGTGTCCGGTAAAGATATCTTCTTTCTTATTATAACCGGAATCATAATAAAGAGCATTGTTTTCGCTGACTAGGGCATAAACATAAGATACTTTACCCTCGTATTCTGTCCTACATAAGATTGCCTTACCCATAAAAGAAAGTTGGGCTCGGATTAAAAAAGACGAAAGGTTATGTGTAAAATTCTTTCCAATATTTTTCCGGGATGTAACACAGCAGTCATAAAACTCTTTTAATATGTGATCTGGAATTTGTTCCCTGTAATAGCACTTTGATTTTACGCCGAGCTTTTGGGCTTTTTTTATGTTCTTCCTATGGTTGGATGACTTAATTGATTTTAATGAAAAGTTTTCCAGTCCCACAATGACGTTCACGGGATCTTCTTCTTTGCTCCAATCAAGTTCTCTTCTGCTATCTTTTAGTTCTTTATCTATCTCTTCTTCTAAAATATTTGATGACACTCGAAATTGGACCTGCGCAGCAGGATTAAGTGATATGATACGTTCTTTTAAATCTTTTATCTTTTCATATTCACTCATTTCCACTAGATGTGAATTATAATAATTGGTATACAAGCCCCTTCTTTGGTCGTAAAGAAAGCACAGGCCACTCTCCTCATCTTGAATGACCTCCCAATAATTTTCCCCACTTGATTCTCTTATACTTTTTAAAAAATACAAGACATCAGGATCAAAAAAAATGTCTGTTTTTACTAAATGATTCATTTATAGCATCTCTTCCATAAAACAAAAATTTACCTCACCTTGTGATAAGATGAAGTCTTTTAAATCTTTTGTTTTTTCTTTGTTTAAATAATTAACGTCCCACTCACATGCATGATACACGATTTCATTAGTTTTTTTAACCTGCAATGGAAAATTGGGGGGGCTACAATCAAAAAACAAATGTTTGTGATTCAGGTGTTCACCACTGTAAACATCCAAAGCATATTTTTCTTCAGACAAAGCAAATATTTCAATTCCAAATTGACTACAAGCCTTAAAAGAACCAGGAGACAATTTCCAAGCCGGAGGTCTAAAGATTGGTGCAAATTTACCCACTAATCCTGATTTCGATTCGACCTCTCTCACTCTCTTTAGCGTTTCTACTGCATCTTCATAAGACAAGTGCTTAAACTCATCATTGTTTGAATGGCCTGGGATTCCATGGAACAGTCCGTGATAACCCAGCTCGAAGTTTTTAGCAGGTAAACTCTTTATTGTGTTACAAAAATCAGGGAAATTGTGTAGTGCGAATGGTCTCTCGCTTCTTGTATCGGCTCTGCCGGGAACATATGATGTTCTCCAGTATGCAAATGGAATAAATAATGTGAATTTTATTTCTGGAAATTCTTCAATAAGCTCAAAACATCTATCCAACACCTTTACAGAAGAAAGTGGGTGAGGAGAAACATCATCTATACTAATATTTATTTTATTTTTCCCCATGAACCTTCCTCATAAAGTTATAGTATCGCTTTCCTATATCCGAAAAAGTTTCAATTGAAATCTTATCTATGTAAGTTTGTAAATTCTCTGACACATCATCAATTACCTGCAAGATGTCATCACACCCTGTAAAAGTTTTGCCGCCCTCTTTAATAATTTCTGGGGTTCCACCACTATTCAATCCAACTGCTGGCAGTCCGCAACTCATAGATTCTATTAGAGAATTCGAGCAGGTGTCATTTTCAGAAGCGGTTATAAAAATATCACACGTTTTAATAATTTCTGCCAACTTTTCTGATGGAACCGCATCAATCATCTCTATATTCTTAAATTTAACAGGACTTTGACCTACAAAAACATACTCATATCTATCAAAGTCTAAGTTTTCATCTAAAAATTGCATAGTGGAAAAGCCTTTTCGCATATTTGGGGACCAACTGGTTGTTATTAATCTGGTTTTTGCACCGTTTTTTCTTGGAGATTTATCGGTTGTATTAAAAATACTCGAATCGGGAGCATTATAGATGACAGATTCATTGGGGTGCTTTGGCGAGCCGTTATCCCTATGTCGAACTTTGGACCAGTTAGATTGATATACCACACCATCAGCAAAGTTTTTAAGAAAATAATACACTTGTTGATCTAAGTGCAACCATTCTGGTCCACGATAAATACTAAACACCCCATCAACCCTGTGAATAATAGTTTTGTTATGTTCTTTTTTAAGGCTTTCAACATATTGTAATTCATCTTTACTGTTAACAACTACAATATCTGCTTCTAATAGATTCGGAGTATAAACTCCCTTATTGTGTAAATGGGTTGCCAAGGCTTTTAAGAATTGGTTTCCACCACCCCATGGTCCATTGACAAAATTTGATAAAATACTAACTTTGGGATTTTTCATTTAAATACTCCAAATAATCTTTTGTTCCAGCCTCAAGATTATATTGCGGTTTCCAAAATGGAATCCAATTTTTCTCACTTGACATTGTATAAAACTGATACCAATCAGGTATCTTGGACTCCGGGTGGTATTCATACTCCAGTTTCATATTTTCCAAAACGTCTTCAAATGTTCTTGCCTCGCCACTGCCGACCTCATAAATACCGGGAGGGGCATTAATTGCAGAGATGTTGGCACTAACTATGTCTTTTACATACACAAAGTCTCTTTTTGGTTTTTTTGGAAACAGCTTAAATACTTCATTCGACTTCCAAGATTGATACGCTACAGAAGCCATTTTTCCTTTATGTTCTTCGCCGGGGCCATAAACATTAAAATACCTCAAAGAAACAAACTTATCACAAATTGCTGCCCCAATGTCCTCTGCTAAGAGTTTAGACCAACCATATATATTAGAAGGTGTTCCGGTTGAGCCATATGTTGCTGCTGATGAAGAATATATAACCTTCTTATCATATTGTTTACACAGCTTAAACAAGTTTTTACTAAAAAGGTAATTGTGTTTTAACATCTGTTCTTCATCTTGTAAAGAAGTGTCAGATATCGCTCCTATATGAAGGACAACATCGACTTCGCTAACTGCTTTTTCTAAAAGACTCTCGTCTTCTAATATTTCTTGGTCAAAACATACACACTCATGTTGCAATTCCCTTAAACGACTGACAACATTGCTGCCAATGAAACCTTTATGACCCGTTACTAATGCCTTCATTCTCTTTCATTACCTCCCTTATAGAAGAAACAATGATATCTTCATTATGTTTTTTTACTTCATTTTTTCCATCGTCGCAAACTTTACTAGTGTATCCGCAAGGTCCATTTTTTTCACAATACGAGCAGACCTGGATATTAATATTTTCTGGGTAACAAAAGGTGTCAGGATGTAAAAATCCAGGGACAACGATCACCGATTTCTTACCGCACGAATTTGCAACGTGCATCAATCCTCCTTCAATTCCTACAAATAATAAACTCTTTTCAATTACCCGGTAAGTCTCGCGGTACGAGGTTTTTCCCGTAAAATCTATTACATTTTTTAAAGTTTTCTTAGATGGAACGCCGATTTGGACAAACTGTACTTCGTCTTTTAGTGAATCAACTACGGATTGCCATTTTTCGAATGAATATTCCTTATTTACGGTATAGCTATTCTTAGCGTGTGGTTCAATTGCTATAAAATCCCCAATACCTTCCAATATATTATCGACCTTTGCATTCTCTTCATCTGTTAGGTATAATTCACACTTTAGAGATGGGTTTGCTATTTTATAAAACTCACATACTTGTTCTATAACATGTTTATCATTTCTATGAATTGCCCTGTATGGCTCTTCTCTAATACAATAATTTGTATCTGGGTTTGACAAATCCATTATAAAGTGGGGCTCTTTTTGATTGTAAGTAAAATAAGGATTGTTTTTGAATATTTCACTCCTTACAAGCGTATTATTAGAAACTGGTAAAATTTTAAAATCACCATGCTGCTCTTTATATGTTTCAACAATCTCTCTTGCGACTGCTGTCCACATCATATGACCACCCAAACCCATTATACTGTTGCAACCCCTTTTTTACCAACGACTTCAGAAGAACATTTTTGAGCAAAATCTATAGCTTCCAATGTCTTCTTTTCTTTCATATATTGTACCACAAAAGATGCCAGGAATGTATCTCCTGCTCCAGATAAATCTTTTACCTCTACGTGCTTGTGTGGGGGGTACATTTTACCCTTGTAATAACACCCCTTGTCTCCGTAGGTAATGATAAGTTTATCACTCAATAAATTTAAATTCTGCTCAACATAAGTTTTATTATTTTCGTATTCATATTGGTTTATCTTGATGAAAGAGGCAGAATTAATCCACTCCCCCATTCTTTTCTTAGTGTCTATAAAAACATTCTCATAAGTTTCGCAGATGTGCTTAATAGTGTCTTCTGAGAGATATCCCTTGTTATAATCAGAAATTATAATCGCGTCGTAATTTTTGAGCTTAGATAATTCTAACTTATTTAAACTATCACACTTGTCATTTTCATCAACTCTTAATAAGATTTGGTTAGTTTTGTTATCAACATATCGAGTTTTGATGATATCATTGTGGTTTGTTAAAATTTGACAATCCTCACCAAGAGAAATTATGTTTCTTTGAACATTCTTCGCCATACCACCATTCTTTGTCTCATGTGTTGGGTTCAATACTGGGACTGGTGCTTCGGGGCATAGTCGGTCACAACTACCATAAACAAAACGATCTGTACAACTGTCTCCAATTACTAAAAATTTCATTTCTTACCCATCCAAAATTTTTGTTGTAGAATACTTTTCTAACCTATCAAAAAACTTTACTGTTTTTGCATATTGTTGCCCAACCACTTCTTTTCCACGCCAGTCTGAACCAACTACCAAGATATCTGGATTATATGAACTAATCAATGATTCTAGCCCTTCTTTATTGCCGAAAACTTGAACTTCATCAATATATTTTATTGACTCAAGCAAATAAACTCGATCTTCTAAACAATTAAATGGTCTTGTTGGCCCCTTGTCTGTTTTTACTTTCTCATCAGTGTCTATTCCCACTACCAATTTATCTCCCAGGCTTTTTGCATACCTGAAGAGTTCAATGTGGCCTCGATGTAGAACATCAAAGCATCCATTTGCCCAAACCTTAATCATATCAATTAGATGGCATTTTTACACCATAACAAAACATTAAATCAACCATAAAATCATTTGCATCATAGATGATGTTTTTATTGTTTGTTAAGTTGTCATACATAGAAGTAAAGTGTCGAGCAACACCAATCTGGTGTTCATTAAGGTTATGGCCGAAGTATTCGTTTTCCCAAGAAATTTTCATATCACCCATAGAGGTTGAAACGCTTTTAATTTCGCCATCCACATACTCTTTGTTCACCTCTAGCTCGTTAGACTCACCCACCTCATTCAATACTTTGATGGCACAGTCTTCTGACAAAAGGCAACCTCCAAACACTGAGGCTCTTGTTCCATATAGTCGGATTGCTTTTGGCGCTCTAAACTGCATCTTTTTAAAATGGGATGTGTATTTGTTGATCAGCAATACCCCACTTTCGGATTTAGCTATTGTGTGTCTCCAAAAATCATTTTGGCCATTCTTCATCTCGTTTTCAAAATTTAAATAATTTGGACTATTTGAAAGAGCTGAATGGGAGTAGACACTCTCCAACTCCTCAGAATCTCGCAAATAAGATCTAATTTGTGCTGTTCCATGAAAGTCGTATGTTCGATAGTCATTCTCAACACTAATGAGGTTTCCAAACAATTCAGAATTTACAAACTTTTTTTTGAATTGTTCCAGGGGCAGCTCTGGCCATTGTTCAATAATACCCACAGGTTGTCCGTATTTTTTGATTTTTTGATAATGTGCGTAAGCAATATTTGGATCTAAATGTAACGGTGTTTCAAGAAGAAGTGGTTTTTTAGTTTCAATTGCCTGATCAATGGGCAACTGACTTACCTCAGCGGGTACGGATACCACCAAAAGATCCACTTCAGCTGCCAAAGTGTCAATTGAAGAGAAATTTTTTGCTCCAGTTTTTTCTTCTAATTCGAGATTGACTCTTCCGCTTTTAGATGTATATCCAGCGACGGAAAATTTATCTTCCATACTAGAAATAACAGGAAGGTTAAAATTTAAAGCCCTGTTACCAATACCAATTAATCCTATTTTAATCATCTTTCCACCAAATACCTTTCGAACGATTCGCTCGGGTTTCCTCTTATAGTTATATTTATCAGCTTAAAGCCAACCGTTTTAAGCATGTTTAACAATTCATAGTTTCTGAAAGAATATAGATGTCCGAATTCCAATGCAGGTGTTTCGTTGGCGGCTTCGATTGGAACCTCCACATGAAACAAGCCGCCAGATTCTAAAGAATTGTAGACAGCTTGGATTGCCTTCAGGGGATTGGTTAAGTGTTCCAAGTTATGGTAAGAAACCACTAAACTATTCGGTGGTATATCCAACTTCATATTCTCGCATTTATTTAGATCATACTTTCTAGTGTCATATCCAAAATAACTTCCAAGCATCACGTTTAAGTCAACCACATCATAACCAATAGGGTTTAATTTATGAGCGTTGGCATAATATTCTAAAAGCTTGGGGATTCTAAACCCTAATTCAACAAAGTTTTCTAACCTGTTCCAATTGCAAACTTTATACAATTCAATAGCTCTTTCAAAGTCTGGGTTATTTACATCCTTTGCAAACTCTTCCTTGATATCTGATACGTACTGATCTAGGAAACTCTTCATAGAATTCTTAGAGCATATCTCCGTGCTTAATCCTCTTGATGCTTGAAGGTCCACATACAATTGATATTTATCTTCTGGGATCTTTAGGGAGTCTGCGCCATTCCAGGGGTAATTATTATTTTGAAGTTCGTAGTTTTCAATGTTCCTAACATCCAGCCAATTATTGCTACTTTTCACCCCCTCTAATCTTTGAATCTCTTCTTCGATTTTCTTTAACCTTTCTTCATTGATGGCGTCTATGGCTTCACTCATTTATAAAATCCTTGTATTTTTTATTTATTTCTTCGGCTTCTTTTGATTGGAGATGAATTTTTTGTACAAAATTATATAATATTCTCAAATTTCCTCTCTTGTTTTTTGTGGGTAGTGTACCATGCATTAAGGATGTATTAAAAATAATGTATGTATTTTTAGAACTCTTAAAACTGATTGGTGTGTAAGAGAATTTTTGTGAGTAATCTTCCTCTTTTGAAAACCTAATCTGAAGGTGGCTTCCTGGTATCAATCCCACAACTTCATCCTCTTTATTGTCTAAATCAGGATAAAAATTTAACTTAAAACCAGGTGGCATCGGGCCAATGGGCTTTTCTGACTGTTCTTTATAGATATAGTTATCTCTGTGCCAGGGCATATAATTATATTCTTTGCCATCTTTATTTGGGTATGCTGTTCGGACTTGTAAATTACTTAAACAAAAGTCATTCCCAGTACACTCTTCAAATATTTTATCAATATTATTCTCTTTTAGGACACTTAAAAAGCATTCATCATAATCAATGGGGCTTGGTTTAAGATCTAAGGTATTTTGGTATTTTTCTATAAGATTATAATCGGGTTTAGTCTCTTTATTGCGGATCTCCTCACAAAGCCTCATAAGGTTTGAAAGATTTTCTGTTTCTTTAAATTGACCCATTATGAACCCATAATGATATAGTTGTTGCTTCTTATCTAAAATCATTTCAACATTACAACGCCATAATCTTCTGCTTTTCGGGATTCATCGAAAAGATGACCTGAAAAAATAAACAAGGTGGCTTCGAGTGATGGATCATTTTCAATAATCTCATCGACCACTTTTTTAACAGAAAATTTTTCTGGGTGATAATCATCAAAAATAATCGGGCAGCCAGGTTTCACCACTTTTTTGCATATTTCATAATCTTCTTTGATAATAGAAATATCATCGTGCTCTCCATCTATAAACGCCAACTCAAATTGTTCATCTTCTAAATCGTCTAAGATGTATGTAAGTTCTGACCTGTGTTTGAAGGAAATTTTTTCTTTTTGTTCAAATGGAATCATTTGAAAAATATCATAGTTTGATGCCGTAGCTGGCTTATATCCAATTGCCGTACTCATCTTGTCATATAGAGATAGGATATCAACTGTAACTATTTTTTCCATTGTAGGTTCAAGTGAAGTGGCATAACAAGCAGTACCCCTCCCTGTTCCAATCTCAAAAAAAGATTTAGCTTTAATATTGTGAGCTATAGACTTTAATAGGAAAGTTTGTTCATGACCAAAAGTTAATTCACCTTCCGCTCTTTTTGAATCTACTCTGGTTTTGGTAAAATGGCAAATTGTTGAAAGGTCTTTCAAATCCTTTTCCCAATCATAACCAGTTTCTTTGAAATAATCCTTAATGAACACCTTTTTAATCATATATTGAATTTTAACATATAATCTTCATATTTTTTAGATACTTCTACCATATCATATTCAGAATTGAATTCATTTTTATATATTTTAGAAAAGTTAATATTGTTTTCAATTTTTAAATTTTTTGAAGTGAAGTCCCATTCAAAATCTTGAACCACAGTCGCGCCCGCTCCGGCAATCTCAGCTGTACCTCCCAGAGAAGAACAAATAATTTCACAACCTGCGGCTCTCGCGTCTATAACAACATTTGGACAAGATTCATAACTAGATAAGTGTATGAAATAATCTGATCTTTTGTATAACGAAAACAAAGTAGGTGTGTTGAGGTTCCCAGTGTAAAATATTTTATTACTATTTGACCTGTCACGTGGCGGCACATCTCCAGCAATGATGAGGCAGTCATTTTCGCCTGAAAACTCTAAGAAATATGCAATATTTTCTTTTAACCTCTTTCTTGTCCGGGGTTGGGTCAACTGCTGGTCATAATACCAACTTGCGGCGCAAGACCACACTTTATCAAATTTATCAATTTGTTTTGAGTTTAGTGGCTCGATTGCATCAATAAATTCTTGATCTGCTCCATTTCTGATGACCTTGCAATCATCATGCTTTCCGAAGTAATTAAAAACAAGATTTTTTGAAAACTCTGATTGGAAAATCACCCCATCTGCTCTCTCGTATGTCTTTCTAATTGGTGAATTTAAAAAATCTATATTTTGGGCTGGATCAAAATAGATGCTATCAAGTCTCAAAACCAGTGGAGTATTTTGAATTGAACAATTTGATTGTATAAAGCACAAGTGAGAATCACAAACTTGGGGGGTTAAAACACAAGTGTTGTCTGTTCTTTCTAAAAATTTTTTTAATTTTCTCCCAAAATGGTTTGGCCCACTAGAGGAATTTATATTAACATTTTCTAAAAAAATTTTCATAGCTGGTCTACTCGTGAGTAGGGTGTTTTAGCTTGTAAAAATGCATCAGTATTCAATTGGAGTGTTCTATCAACCTTGTGTACATTATTCGGGTTCACTAGATTGTAAATATAAAGTATATCGCTAACATATCTTGCACGAGGTCCGGCCATTTCTAGCAGAGGATACATAAATGCTTTATCAATACAAGTGCGACAGAACTTGTCATCAAGGTATAAAAAATCTTCATACTTAATCTTATCCCAAAGCCCATACTTAAAGGTTCTTAAGTGTGAAGCTCTCCACTTTTCTTTTCTATAAGAATTGTTAGTAATTACGGAGCTTGGATATGGAGAGGATTCAATACCAATATTCCCAGTCGGGAACTCTAAATAACTTCCATAAGTAACCCAACAGTCATTGTTGTTATATATATTATTTAACTTAGATAATACTTGTGGGTTTGCCAACCAATCGTCGCCGTCGAGCGAAACAATCACATCATTACTGTCGGGGTTTAAAATATTAATACCATCGTAGATGTTTTTTAAAGAATATTTTTTTTCTGTATTCTTGACTAATGTAAATCTATCGTCTCCCTCAATAATCTCAGAAACAATTTTAGCTGTATTGTCAGTTGAAATATCATCAACAAATATAGCAGAAAAGTTGCTATACTCTTGATTTACTACGCTTTTAACAGTTTTTTCAGCCCACTTCTCAACATTGAACATCGTGACTACGATTTTGAAATTGATTTCCACTAATAACCTCAATATTTAAATTATCATTTACAAATGACCAGAAATAATCTGTTTGACTTTTTAGATATGTTTCAATATCAGAAATATTTTCCATATTAAACCATTCTTCATTTGAGTGTAGTACATTTTCATTCATTTGAAGTTCACAACCAAGCAATTTTGCTTCAATGACCATTCTCGGGCAAGTATCTGCTCCTGCTGGCATCGTACAATAACCTTGTGCTCTGGCTAGGATCTGTAAGGTTTCTATATAACTCTTTCCGTGAACTTCAACATATTTTTTATTATTTGCTTCACACCAAGCCTTTGCCGCAGTTGCACCCTTAACAAATGACGGGGACGAAGTGACAACCCAAAAATCTTCTTTCAGATTCTTAAAATCTTCTCTCATTCGAGAAATTAAATTTAAATTATCAGAAGAAAAGTTTGAAGTCAAAACTTTTGCTTGCTCTTCCATAAGATCAATCTTTTGTAGATATTGATTTTTGTGTTCCTCGGATCTAAAGAATGTCACTTTTGAATTCTTTAAAAAGGATCTCACAATCTTACCATGTTCTGTTTTTTCAGGGCAATAACAATCATCAGAAGAATTATACATCATACACAACTCTTTCAATCGATGTTCGCAAAAATGGTAATCTGAATCAATAACGTAATATTCTACATCGCTTTCTGCGAACAGCTTTAAAACTTCTTTAGATAAGGTGAAGAAATTGCCAAAAATCCATTTTTTATCTTTATAATTTTCTACCGTATCAACATCAACAACATTAGCGTTTAGCAAAAGATTGCTGCCTGGTGCTTTCTCAATTAATGCTTGAAGGCTTAGTTCTGCTCCACCGAGGTATTGATTAGCAAAAGCGTCTGCAACAAAAACATAATCTAGTTTTAATTCTTGATTATTTGGAGAAACAGTGTCTACCATTTTCTTGAATTGGTTTTCTTTTGAAAATTCTTTAATTACATACTTTTGTAGCTTTTTGGCCTTTGATTTTAAGGATGTATGGTTTTTATACACCTCGCGCATCGCTTTTTTAGCATTCCATTCTTGCGGAAAACACCACATTGAATCTTTTTGCAAAACCCCATTCCAATGTGCTGATTGTTGGATTGGTTTGATATCATAAGAGACTGGAGTAAACATTGGTGTTCTCTTAATTTTCCCGTTTTTTGCTTTTAGAGGCATATACAGGAAGTCGCAATGACCGCTCCAATTAGGTGCAATTACGGGCAGCCCGTTATAAGCAGCCTCAAAGAGTGGTAATCCAAAGCCCTCGCCGTGGGTGAGACTGAGGAGGCATTTAACTTTAGGATTCCTATATAAAGAGGTCATTTCTGCCTCACTTAAGTCTCCGTGCAACAAATAAACTTCACACTTCCTATCCTCATATTCCGACAGCAATTCTTTTAGTTTATTATATGTGTGATGCCTATCTTCTAAACAGTTCTTCACTAAACTAGTTTTTACAATCAGGCCAACATCTTGATCTCTAAATTCTTCCACAAAATATTTAATTGTATTTTCTAGATTCTTTCTTGCAATCCAGGTGCCAACTGTTAAGAAATTAAATTTATGTTTTAACTTTAATTTAAAACTTTTATCTGGGTTAATGTCTTTTACAGGATACCCTACGACCTCAATGGGACAAGTGGTTTTAAGTGACACTCTCTGGTTTGTGTTTTGATCTGTCGCCTCATAGATTGTGTTTGCAAATCCGTACTTTGAGTGTTCTGACACGACTACGATCTTGTCAACGTTTTTCGTTCCCTGCACCCACTCAGAAGATATTTTAGTTGATTCGATCCCTGCTGTAACTCCGATATTAACCGGAGCGAGTCGTTCCCACTCATTGGGGATTTGGACTTGGACAGATAGATCAAATCTTCCCCCCTGCTCACCGAAAGCAATAGTTTTTTGAAGTATTGAATCAATCCAAGAACGCTCTGGTGAATTTTCCCAAATCCAACCTGTTTGCCCCCAATTGACATTCAACAGAAATACCTCAAACAAATCTGGTCTACTTTTTAGAGATCTAAGAACAAAGCGTGTGTGCTCTCCATACCCGCTTTGGCTAAGGGCTGGTCCTCTGACTACTACTTTTTTTGGATTCATACTGCTTTCAACTCCCAAGATTTATAATTCTTTCTATTTTCCCATGAACCGTTTATCTCATGTACTTCGGTCATAACCTTTTCCCACTGTTTAATATAATTGTCATAATTATAATTTGTTAAAATATGTTTACGGCCCGCTTCGCCAAGCTTCTGCCTTTTCTCGGGTCCAAAGTTATACATCGTAGTTAAAGCTTCGACCATATCTCTACCAGAAATTCTATCTTCATAAATGTATGGAACTGGTTGGGAGCCGATTACTGATTTTGCTCGGGGTTCAATACCAATTCCATGTTCATACACTGTTGCTCCGGGGTTGGCTGCGTTCCTCTCTAACATAATATCTTTTGATATTTTTGTTATTGGTGTCACTTGCTCTTGAAGCCCTCCAGTCATTGTAACTATGATCGGTGTTTCACACATTAATGATTCAAACGTAGAAAGACCAAAACCCTCTGCATCTGAAATTCCCATTGTCACATCTGCTGCACTATACATAACTGCAAGATCTTGAGGGGAGATTTTGTCTGTGGAGATCATAACTTCTTTGTTGTTTAGCCCTAGCTCATTTATGATCGCATACAAATCCTGACCGTTGGGGTCTTTTGGGTCAGTATGCATAACCAATGAGGCAGTTGCATTTTCGTCTTCTTTTTTAATCTCTTTTAAGAAGTCGTTGAACCACCAAATCAACGCCCCACTCTGTTTTCTTCGAGCATTTCTTGAATTCCAAAATACGAAAAAACGATCTGGATTATCATCACCAAACAAATGCTTGCGCATATTTTTTTGAGTATCTATCGGTGTTTTGATAAACAAGTTTGGCGGGCAGGAATGTGGAATATGAGCTTCATACACATCTGGAGATACAGTTTTTACAATATCAGAGGTTACTTTAGAAATTGTAACAACGGCATCTGTGGAATCGTATGCGACCTTGTTAAAGTTAGGGTAAGGATAATTATCCCATACATGATAATAAACCATTGGAACCAATGATCTGATTTCATTTTCCATTTGCCATAACCAACCATAAAATCGTGGATCAGTCATAAACCATAGAATATCTGGTTTATGAAACCTGATTAATGATCTAATAATGTCCGGGTTTCCGTAGCCATCGACTGGGTGGATTTCCCAATCATCGCCAAATTCTTCGGTTTTGGTTGGATTGTAAGAGTCGTGTTTTATGGCCCCCGCTAGACTTACAAACGAAAATTTGCCAGTTTTTAAAAGCTCTACAATAAAATATTTAGTTTGTGTTCCGACGCCGGATGGTGATAAGGGATGGTCTGAAATTGTTAAGACTTTTATCTTCTTGTCTGCCATTATTCTCCTATTGGCACCACTCCGTTTTATTAAACTCGCATTTTGTACATTTTAAACGGTTTTTGGGGTGGTTATTATTGTTAATATTATACACCGCTTTATTTAAAATGTTTAATGCATTTTTGATTTTTCTAGGACCGCTGGAAACTCTATAGAATTCTACTTTGTTTTTCTTGGCTGTTCTCTTTAGAAGACCAAAATAAGTTTCTACCATTTTTGGATCAATTTTGTGTTTATCACAAAAAAATTTTTTATAATAAGTTAACTGGTATGTCACAATTGCGTTTGTCTTCTTTTCGATATCCCAACCCCAAGAACAAGATTTCCAATCGATAATATGATACTTCTCATCAGGGGTTTTGATTACAAGGTCCAAGAAACCTTTATAATCATACTCAATCTCCAAGCCACTAATCGGTTGGATGATTTTTTCTTCTGCGGAAACTACTGAAAAATCGGGAAATTTTATATTCAAGGCTTTCAAGATCATAGAAGCTAATTCGATACCTTGTTCTTTCATCTCTAAAATTAAAGATGCGTGTTCTTCTGGTATTTCTTTTAGAGTCTGTAGTTCTTCTTTAAAAGAAGATTTAAAAACATTTTCATAATCTACACTGTTATCAAGGGCAAGTTTTTCACAAGCCTCATGAAGTGCGGTGCCAAAAGCAGTGTAAACGTTTCCTTGGAATAGTTTAACTTTATCCAAATACGTTAACTTATGATAGAAGGGACAAAAATCCCAATTTTTTATGGCGCTGTAGGAAATATGTGGCATCTTTAATCATCTTTAGCTTTTACAACCTTTTTAGTTCTTTTAGCTTTGTTAGATGATATCACATTAGATGTGGTTTTGTCAACCACTTTCTTGGGAATTTCTTTTTTAATAGACTCTTTTTCCTTTAATTCAAACAAAAAAGTACCTTCCCACTTAGGCATGTGATTACAAGCATAATCATCGTGAATACATTTCCCGTGAGATATATGGTTTTCCCTTAGATAAGACTCTACATCCTTCAATTCACAAACCCACCATTGATGTTTGTCGTCAGGAACAGATGCAACAACTTTTAAAGTATTGTTTTCCAAATCTTTTGTAATATTAAATTTAATCATATAATTGTTTCCATTAACGAATCCAACTTATTATACAAGGTTGGACTTATCTCTTTTAAATAGTTTCTATCCCCAAATATATATTCTTCGAAGCCATTTGCAAAATATTCACGAATTGAGGTTACAGAGTACGGAGATAAAAACAAACCTGTAGTTAAAATGATTAAGTTATCGTATCCCAATGTTTTATATAGAAAATCATCCAACTCATCAACCATATCTTCAGAAAAGAACATATGCCCCATTTCCAAGAACGATACACCGTTCGCTCTCAAAAGATCAACGAGCCTCTTTTTCTTGCCAATATACTCTTTTTCTATTTTAGAGTCAGAAAATAAATCAAAATAAAATTTTTCTTCGACCAAATGACCGACTTCATGAATTATATTGCCAACTATAATTTCTTCAGTTATATTTTGGGCTCCTTTAAAAGAAGATATGTAGATGGCACCATCTTTTAAAAAAGCTTGGATGTCTCTTTCTTTGAATTCCTTAAATTCACCCACATACATCGAATCTAAATCAGAGATGAGTTCATAGGGAAGGTAGTCAGTCAACTCTTGTAAAATATTTTCAATATTTATATGATCAGGGAATTTATTCAAAAGATAGATAGGAATATCATATAAATAATATTCTTTTCTTTCTTTCATAGCTTTGTTAAAAGAGTTTTTTAAATAATCTTTCATATATCAATAAATATTGAAAATATAATATCACACTTTTCAATACTTTTAAAATTAAAGAACTTTTGCGCACAATGTTGCGACTTTCGAACGTTCTCCTTTCAAAAAGGTAATATGGCCGGTCACATCGTAAGGCTTTAATTTTTCAATCACATATGTTAAACCATTGGAAGTCTCATCTATATTAACATTGTCAATTTGTTCAATATCACCTGTTAAAATAATCTTACTATCATGTCCAACGCGAGTCAAAATAGTTTTAATTTCATGTTGTGTTAGGTTTTGACATTCATCAATAATAATAAATGATTTCTGAATTGATCTTCCTCGAATGTATGTGATCGCTTCCACTTCAATAATCCCCTTTTCCATATAAGATTCCAACATTAAGTTATCATTTCCAAAAAGAAATCTCAAATTATCTTGAATTGGGGCGAGCCAAGGTGCCATTTTCTCCTCCATTGTCCCAGGTAAATATCCAATATCTTTACCCATTGGTTGGATTGGCCTAGAAACAATTAACCTATTGTATTTCGGATCTTGGCCCATCACCTGCTCTAACCCTGCCGCAATTGCACACAGAGTTTTCCCGCTTCCGGCCTTACCAATAAGTGATATTACCGGTAAATCAGGATCTAATAATAAATCCATAGCAAAATTTTGTTCTTTGTTTTTTGGGGTTATTCCCCAGCCACCATCCTTATATTCAGGAATCTTTTTTAATGGTCGGATATGATCCATATATCTTGTAATTGCAGTCTTCTTGTCGTTGGAAGAAGAGACAAGCATTATAAATTGATTAGGATAAAGATCGACTTTTTCGTCAGAAACATCAGAGATAATAATATCTTCACCAGAATAAAACCTATCGATTATCTGATCATCTACTAGAACTTTTGTAAAACCATTATAAAGTTCGTTTCCTTTTTCAATTACATTTTCGGTAGCATAAGCCTCTGCTGCTACTCCGATAGCATCACATTTAATCCTTAAATTAATATCATTAGATACCACAACCACTTTCTTGTTTGGATGCTCTCTTTGAACTGTTAGCGCCGTCGCGATGATTTGGTGATCTGGAATTTCTGGGTCATATCCAACTGGGAGATCATTTAAATCGGGTGCAACAGTAAATATCAGTCCTGCCCCTTTTCGAATCCTAATTCCTTTTTGGAATTGCCCCTTTTCTCTTAGTTTATCTAAAATACGGATAATGCTTCTAGCATTTATTCCCACACCATTTGGTCTTTTTTTATTATTATCTAACTCTTCCAATACCACTAACGGAACGATGATATCATTATTTCCGTATGAATAAATTGAAGAAGAATCAGTAAGATATACGCTCGTGTCTAAAACATAAAATTTTTTTGCCATATAAACCTATCGCTTTTTGCCCTTGTGTTATCGGGCTCATTTATAAATAGGGTGGTCGTTTTAGTTTTTACTCGATAGTTAGTTTTAAGAGCAAGGGAGATTCTCATGAAAGATGCGGTTGCAAAGATATTACTGGTTTTAACACTATTCATCACATTTGTTGGATGTTCCTCATGTGCGACTGGTACTTTTCTTCTCGGTCCAGGTGATCTGTTTAGGGATAAGAGACGCTCCTTCCTTAAGATTGATATTTATAAAAATATTGTGGTTACAAAAACATCGTCTACTACTGATACTGTTGTAGAAGAATATGAGTTAGATTTAAAATCTGCTGCTTCAGGATTTATCGTGGGTCACGACCGAGATATATCACTTGTGGCAACTTCAGCCCATGTATGCACAATGATGTCTGGTAAACAAATAAATTATTTTGTAAAAGATTATAATCCTCGGAATCCCGCTTGGAAAACAAAAGAAAAAAGCGCATTTATATTAAACGATTACAAAGGCCGTGCTTATGCCGCAATTCCTATGGAATATAACTTGCGGGCTGATATATGTATATTAGCAACGACACTAATATCAATACCAGCTTTAACTATAGCCAAAAATGATCCACTAATTGGTGAGAAATATTACAATATTGCCGCCCCTATGGGTTTGTGGGCTCCCAGTATGATTCCGTTATTTGAAGGTTTCTTTTTGGGTAAAATGAAAACTTACAGAGGTCAACAAATTTCTTATGCCTTTTCCATTCCGACTAAGGGTGGTTCTTCGGGATCACCAATACTAAACGGTGCGGGAGAAGTCGTTGGGGCTATCCATTCAGCTTATAGAGGTTTTGAAAATTTATGTATGGCCACGACCAATCATCAAATTATGATGGTTTATAGAAAATCAATGCGGAAATTACTCAAAGATTATGATAAATATGAAGTTATTATATCCCTCATTAATACTTAATATATCTTGTCAAAGCGTTTCAAAAAAATAACTCTTAAAATAGAATACCTAGAACTTGAATCCGAGGAAGTGGATGAGTTATCTAAAAAATATTCACAAAAATTTGATAAAGAATTTTACGATGAGATGTGTTTCCTAAAATCTTTACAAAATGAAGAGGAATTGCAACCAAAGTGTGAACCTCAGTCAAGCCCCCACTCATCACCACTTGTGCAAAAAATTTATAGAAATTTAGCTAAAATACTACACCCGGACACATCCTTGAGAGAAGATGCGGAAGAACAGTTTAAAAAACTAACAGAATGTGGTGATAATGATGATTTGGTGGGAATAATAAAAATGGCAAGCCAAAACGATATAGACTTGAAGTTTTTAAGTGAAGAAGACTACTCTCTAATCGAACAGGCAATAAGTGAAACAGAAAAAAGAATCAAAACCAATCAATCTACAATTTCATGGGTATGGTTCAACTCGATTGAAGATAAAGAAGAGTTAAGGAAAAAGATCTATCAAATGATTGGACTCAATGAAGAAGAATTTCAGAAATGGAAAATGGAGGTGGCGGGAATCGAACCCGCGTCCTAAATGTTTTAATAGGTTGTGATATACAAGGTTAAAATCGATTTGCACGGTTTGTTTGGGTTACAAGGAAAAACCGTAAAAACCCCGTTTAGCTTAAGCCGCTAAAGAAAGTGCAACATTATCATTTGCATTTATTGTTTTAAGCCTTTTAGTGTTTGCTTATACACCCTTGCACAACTTTATCTCGACACCCAGTCGAATCCAGTTCACCCCCGGAATAAGTAGAGCGAATGATGGGATTCG